CGGATCCTGCGAAGCCGTGATCGCCATCAAAGGATCCGACGAGGCCCTCACCGAGGAACAACTCGACGAACTGTTCTGGGGCGACGGATCGGAAGATGTCGAGCTGGAACTGCTGTTCACGGAGTACCAAATCGCCGCTGCGACGTTGGTGCCAATCCCGGCATTCGCGGAATGCCGCCCGTTCGAGTTGCTCGCCGAGGAGACGATCACGGCCGCTGTCCGAAAGACCGGCTGGTCCGACATGCCACTCGCCGAGCGGGATATGGAGTGGGACGGTACGGCTGCCGAGAAGCGGGTCGCGGACAATGCCGGGATCGGTGGCGACAGCCCCGATTGGGGACGCTACGCCGAGGCATTCCTCTACCAGGACGACGCCGCGAACCCGGAAACAAAAGGGGCGTATGGATTCCAGATTGCGGATCTCGTCGACGGAACCAAACGGATCATCCCCCGTGCGGTGTTCGCCGTTGCCGGGGTCCTCCAGGGTGCCCGGGGCGGGACGACGATCCCCCAGGCCGACCAGGACGCTATGAAGATCGTGGTCGAGGGGTTGTACGACCGGATGGCGGACGAGTTCGACGACGACACGATCGTTGTTCCGTGGGCGGAGGAAACCGCGTCGATCGTCGCCGGTATGGCAGCGTTCGAGGCAAATACGATGATCGACGCGGCTCTGGAAACCAAGGATCTGATCATCACGGTCACAGCCGCTGCCGGTGTCCTCACCACCTACGACCCGGCCCTGTTCACCAACCCGAACCTTGACCGGATCACCCCGATCACGGTCACGGACGACGGCCGGGTGTTCGGGCACATCGCCACTCACGATACGTGCCACGTCGGCATGCCCGGGATGTGCACCACGGCCCCCGTAGACGACGGCGGATACGCGATGTTCCACCGGTACCAGCCGGACGGGTTTCCTGTTTCGGTCGGTCGGATCACCACCGGCGGTGGAAAGTTCGGGTGCACATGCCGACAGTGCGGGGGCCGGAACGACGACCATGCCTGTCTCAAACTGTCGTTGGGTGGCGCGATCGCGCACCACGACCGGCTTTCCACGGTCGCCTGGGTGCGCGCGGGGGAGGACACCCGGCTGAACGCCGTGTGGGTGTCCGGGGTAGCGAATCCGGACGCGACGGTCGAGGATCTCGTCTCGTTGTCGCGACGGAAGGTGTCGGGGGACTGGCGTCCGGCCGGGGGCCGGACGGAGCTCGTAGAGGTCCTAGCCCTGGCGAGGGAGGAACCCGGGTTTCCGCTGCCACGGTTCCGGGTCGCGGCCGGCCAGGTTGCCGCATTGACCGCTGCAGGCGTGGTACGACCGTCCGGGGGCGAGGTGTCGGGCGAGGTGTCGGGCGAGGTGACCATAGATTACGAGCGGTTGGCAGACCTTCTTGCCGGACGTCTCGCCACCCACCTCATACCAATAGCCCAACCGGTCGGAGAGGGTGGATCAACCGTCGCGGACGCTGACACCACGCCACCGACCACGGATGATGATGTTGCCGGATTGCTTGGGGAGGTCGACGACGCGGTGAACGCCGGGGTTGCGATCCGTCTCCGGGCCGAACTCGACGAGGTGTTCTGATCATGTGCTGTGGTAACAGGATAGTCGCTGGCAGTCAGGTAAAAGTCGTTGCGACCACGACGTGGAATGTTTTGGACGCTGACGGCAACGTCGTGTCCACGAAGACATCGGAGATCGCTGCGAAGCTCGCAGCGTCCCGGATCGGTGGCACCGTCGCGAAGCACACGTCAACGTCGTGACGGTCCCCGAATCGACCTACACCGGGGCGAGGGCGTTCTGCCCTCGCCCCGACCTGTGGCACGCCCACGACATCCAGGCGACCGAGGTCGAGGTCACGGAACTCGTCGGGGCGATGGTACGCGCCACCCAGCCCGAACACGTGTTAGAAACCGGGACCTACCGGGGTCACACGGCGCAGGCGATCGGACGAGCGCTCGCCGTGAACGGCCACGGCCGGCTGTACACCATCGAACACGACAAGGCCCTCGCTGGAGATGCCAGACGACGGTGCCTCGGCCTGCCCGTGATCGTCGTCAACGGCGACACCCTGTCGTTCTGTCCGGCGTTTCCGATCGATTTCGCCTGGTTCGACTCCGGCGACGAGATCCGAGGGGACGAGTTCCGGCGGTTTCACCGGTTCATGCACGAACGGACCGTGGTTGGATTCCACGATGCGGGCCCGCAACACCGGGTGTTCGAACAGGTCGAGGCGCTGGTAGCGGAGGGGCTTCTTGCTAGACCATTGTTGATCCATTCTCCGAGGGGGGTGTGCTTTGCCAACGTGCTCGGGCATGGGCCGGACCGGTGACCAGGGCCGGGTGACGGTGTCGATACCGTACTGGGGCTGTCCCCGAACAATTCGGAAAGCCGTGTATTCGGTCCTCGCACAAACGTACGAAGACCTTCAGCTGGTGGTCGTGAACGACGGGGACAACCCATCCTCGGTATGGGGAATCCTCGACGACATCACCGATCCCCGCCTCATCCGGTTCGACCTGCCGAAAAACAGAGGTCGGTACTACGCGGACGCGGTCGTGTTGGGGGCTTGTGATACCACGTGGTTCACGATCCACGACGCGGACGACTGGTCGGAGTCGCCGTGGCTCTGTGATCTAGTCGTCCGGGCGGTTGAGGACGACGCGGTAGCGGCGTTCTCCCCGCAGGTGCTGCACCACGGGACGCGTACCAAGATTGAGCAGGTTAACCCGCTGTTGTCGACCCGGGTTCGGATACCGCAGTTGACGCAGTTGGCGCACCATGCCGGCCTGTACCGCACCACGGCGCTCCGGGCCGCCGGTGGCTACCATCCCGCGTACCGGATCGGCTACGACACCATGATCGTGAATCTGGTTCGCATGATCGGCCCGTGCGCGGTATCACCACAGATCCGATACCACCGGATGTACCGGTTCGGATCGTTGACCACATCCCGACAGACCGGATTCGGAAGCTCCGCGAGGGCCGCTGTCAAGCGCCAGCTGCAGGACCTCTATCAGGACGCGATCAACACCCCGCCGGAAATGATCGCGGACATGGTCCGGGCGACTATCCCCCCACCCCTCGGCGAGCAACTCGAACGGGACACGAAACGACTCCGGGAGATGATCAACCAATGATCGTGGACAGCGTCGCGGAAACCTCCGTGTGGGGCGGTTGGGCACTGGACCGGACAACCGCCCTGGAACTCGCTGCGTTCTACCGTCGTACCCAACCCCGGAAGATCATCGAAGCTGGATCCGGCTACTCGACGATCGTTGCCGGGGAATACGCGCGGGACACCGGGGCGATCGTCATCTCTCTCGAACACGATCGGGCGTACGCCACGAGCACCTACGGACTTCTCAACAATCGTGGCCTCGGCCGGTACGTCGCTATCCACCACGCACCCATCGTCGACATCCCAACCCCCACCGGACCAGCCCCCTGGTACGGATGGGGTGGTTCGGATCTTCCCCACGATGTTGACTTCGCCCTCGTCGACGGACCACCCGGCCGGATCGGCCGGCGTGGCGCGATGTATGGACTCCTCCCGCACCTCAACCCGACCGGCTGGGAGGTATGGCTCGACGACGCGGACCGGGACGGAGAACACTCCGCGCTCGGTGAGTGGCGCATGAAACTCGGAGTCGACGTCCGGCACGTGCCGCTGCCCCGAGGGCTGGCTGTTATCCGGCCGGAACCCCGACGGAGGATCTACGCCGATGATCTTGTGATCACGATCCTGACCGGGCGTCGCCCACGGCACCTCATTGACACGATCCAGTCACTGGAGGACGCAGCCCCCGGCCTCCTCGACTCGGCACACGTGATCGTCTGTCACAACGGCGGTGACGTGGAAACCCGGGACGTGCTGTCGGCGATGCCTTTCGTCGAGGAATACCTGCCGGTAGGTGGTCCGCATATGCTCCCCCTCGGGGAAGCGATGGGAATCCTTGCCGAGCGGGTCGCTCGGTTCAGTCGGACCGCTACCGCCCATTACATGTGGTTACACCTTGAGGACGATTGGAAGGCCGCCACCACAGCCGACGTCGGCTGGTGGTTGGGTGAGGCTCGCCGGATTCTCACCCAACATCCCAACGTAGGGCAGGTGCGGCTACGGCACCGGGGCGAACCGACCCACCAACGAAACATCAGAACCGGTGCTCCAATCACCTGGGTGCCGTTGGACGAGCACGTGTTGACGTCGAACACCGCGCACTACACCTGCAATCCGGCGATCATGCGGGTCGGCAACGTCGGTTTGGCGTGGCCAGCGGACGGAGAGAACGCGGCGATCGACCGGTATGCCCAGTCGGGGCGTACGGTCGCTCAGTTGTCCCCCGGGGTTTTTCACCACACCGGGGGAAATCAGTCGTTGGAGGGTCATCCGGCACCGGTACCGGCCCGGCCCTCGTTGAGGAGGAAGAGACGACCCATGGCTACCCAGGCGCCTGGCACCCCGGCGACCCCAAGGGGGTTGAAGTCTTACACCTCGTTCTACGAGGCCGGGGGGTGGGCGTACGACATAGGTGTTGAGACAACCGTGATGCGCATGATCGCCCACATGGCCGGATGGAACCCGGGGGACGTGGTCCACGAGATCGGGGCGGGTCGGGGGGACCACGCCGGTATCCTCGCCGGACTGGGGTATCGGGTCACGGCCGTGGAGTGGGCGAAAAGTGGAACCAGGGCGACGCGGGAGCGGTTCCCGGAGGTCGAGGCGGTGAACGCCGACGTCGCCGAGTGGACACCACCGGTGCGGGGTCACATCTTCGCCCGTGGCATGTCGTGGTTCCACTGGGAACTTGATCGGATCAATATCAGTGGGGTTGATGTTCCGGCCGCGACGCGGGCCTTGGTTGGTCGTGCGCTGGATCCGGGCGGGTCGTTCGTGTTGCAGATCTGGTCTGACCTGTCGGGGCGGAGGTCTGAGGACAAGGTCCACGACAACACCCTCGGCGACTACCATGGTCTATTTGATCCGATATTCACGAATGTCCTGATCTATGACTGGTCGGGGCGTCCCATCAATCCCGGGGTCCGACACGACCGGGGCGTGATCGTCATCGGTCGGGGTGTGCGATGAACCGGATCCTCGCGGCCCTGAACCGTGTCCTACGCCCCATCGGGGTGATGCTGGTACCGAGGCCACCATCCGCGAAGATGATCCACGAACACGCGAACGTGTCTGAGTGTCACCACCCGGCCCGGGGTGGTCGAACCGTCGTGTGGATGCGAACCGTCGCGAACCTCATGGGGACGGACCGGCGATGATGCTTCCACCAACCCAAGACCAGATGGATATGGGAGCCGTCGACCTGGAATACGTCCGGGGAAACATCGACGTCGCGTCGGTCACCGTGTTCGCCCTCGTTCGGTACATGACGGCCCACGGGATCCCCATGGATGCCCGGATCACGGCCGGCATCTACCATGACCGGCCGTTCCTGCAACTCGTCTGGGAGGCGTCGTGACCGTGTGGGTGGTAATTCCGTGGCGTGCCGGGTGCGAGCACCGGCAGCGCGCGCTCGACTACGTGACCAGGTGGTGGTCGAACGCCTACCCGGATTGGCCGGTTGTGGTCGGCGAGTGGCCGGTGGAGGCCGGCCCGTGGCGGAAGGGCTGCGCGGTCCGGGCCGCTGGTATCCACCCCGAACCAGATGACCTAGTCGTGGTATCGGACGCGGACGTCATCCCGATCGGGGTCGGGGAAGCCGTTGAAGCGATAGAGCCAACCGATTTGATCCGTCCATCGGCCCGGTGGGCGATGCCATTCCGTACCGTGCACCGATTGACGGTGGAGGGTACCCGGTTGGCGATCGGGGGTCACCTCGACCTCACCCAGCCGATAGCCCGGAACATGCGCGGGGTGGTCGAAGAGACCTACGTCGGGTCAGCCGGTGGTGGGGTCGTCGTGATGCGGGGAGATGTGTTCGCCACGATCCCGATCGATCCGAGGTTCGTCGGATACGGTCAGGAGGACCTGTCATGGTCCCTCGCCCTTCACCTGCTGGCAGGTGCACCAGCAATGCGGATGGCCCCGTTGTGGCACCTGTGGCATCCACCCCAGGAGCGCATGCGAAGAGGGTCGACGGTGTCCCGTGGTGTCGGATCGGAGGCCGGACTGCGGTTGTGGCATCGGTACCGGCAGGCGACCACGCCGGCCGTGATGCGATCGTTGGTGGCCGAGGCCGAGGTGAAGTACGTCAAGTTGATGGGAGATTCCGGTGTTGGTACGCGTTGAGGTCGAGTTCGGCAACGAGACGATGGAGATCACCCAGGAGGATCGGTTGGCGTACGCGTCGTCGAATCGGGCCGGTGGTGCGGTGCTGCTCCTGGGTCGCGCCGTTGGACAGATCATCGCGGCGCTGGGGGCCGGGTCAGATGTTCCCCTCAACGCGTTGATCGATGAGTTCTCCGGAGCCGTGGTCCGGTCGGCGCGGCCGGCATCCCATGCCTGTGATGAAGTTGGTTGTTGCTGACCGTCATGACCCGTCCGAAGTCAGGGTTGTGCGACGTGCCGCGCGTGCCCGTTGGAGTGCCGGGATCTGTGAGAACAGGTCCCGTGCCTGCTTCGGGGCGGTTGTTGCCTGGGGGATCGTCGTCTCGGCCGGTTCCGCTTCCCGGCGTTCCCCGGCACAGCATGCGCAGGACCGCGCTGGGTGCCCTGGGTGGCGTCCGCATTCGGTAGTGGTGTCCTTTGGTGGTGCCGGGACGAAAACCGCGCCAGGAGTCCACCAGGGGCCATGGGCGATGATGCGTTGGGGACCGGCCGTGGTCGGTCCCCACGTTTTGCCCTCGGCGAGTTCGACGATGACCCGGTGGGCGACCGGGGCGGGTAGTCCGTTGGCGATGGCCTGGTGGAGGGCGGCCCGGATGGCGACCGGTCGCCACGTCGGCTGGTGGGCGATCGCGGCTGTGATCGCGGTGTCTTCGTCGGTTGTGGTTTCCTCCCCCCCCGGTACGGGGCCAGCCTCGATGGCGGGTTCCGGTTGGGTGGGGGGTAGGGGGGAGGTACTTCTGGTACTTCTTGAAAAACTTCCTTCTTTGGGCGACGTGTTGTTAGGCCCTAAGGATCCGTCGGTGGTGTCACCTGCGGAAACGTGGTTTTTTGGCTGGTCGTCGCCATTGACGGCTTCACCGCCGACGGTGGTTCCGTCGATGGTGGGGATGACGTCCGTGAACGGGTCGTAGCCCTCGGGGCGGGCCTTCATGAAAACGCGCCACTCCCACCGGAACCGGCCGGCCCCCATGTTGATTCGGCGCTTGTAGAGGTACCGCTTGGCGTGGAGGCCCTTGAGGATCGAGGAGATCTTGTCGCGTCCGAGTTCGGGGGCGAGGTCGTTGATGCCGGCCCGGGACGTGTTCCATTGCCGGCCGGTTCCGGGGCGGAGGGTGAGGAGAGCGGATAGCATGCCACGTTCGTGGAGGGTGAGGCCGGCGTATTCGCCTTCGCCACGGTGGAGGGAGTTCGGCGAGATCAGGAAGTGGTCGGAGAGGGATTCGACGCTGATGCCTATCTCGATGTCGGACGTCGCCATGATCAGGTTCCTTTGTGTTCATGGAACCGAACAATGTACGATCCGGGTGCGTGTTGCGGACCTACGTGGTTCGATTCCGGCCCGTTCCCGGTTCCTTCCGGGGACGGGTCTTATTGTTGACCTCTACCGGTTTGCTGGTCGCGGTGGGTATGATGGTTGTGGTGAGTGTTTCGCGGCGCCCATACCGCCTCTGCGTCGGCGGTTCGTGTGTTGACGAGGAAGCGTCACCCTGAGGGTTCTACGGCCTGGGGGGTGGCGCTTTCGTCGTTGGTGGCACGGATTCGGGCACGGGCCTTCCGTATCCGAAGGGCGAAGTGGGGAAGGTTCATTCCGAGGTGTTCCCCGATCCGGGACTGGGTACCTCGTCCACCGGCCGCGTCGATGATGGCAAGGATTCGCTCGTCGCGGCGGTCAGCTGCGATTTCGATCATCTTCTTGTAGGCGGCTTGTGCCGCTGCCATGGCGGATCGTGCCTTTTCTCGGGCCGTGTCGTATTCGGCCATGATGGCGCCGAGTTCGGTGATCTCCGCGTCGTCGAGGCTGCGTCGGTTTGGGACGTGGTGTGCCATGCCCACAGATTATGTCGTTTGATCGTGGGACACAACTTCGTTTTGGTCTATATGACAACTCACGGAGTGTGGTGGCCAACCTTCAAGATCGTGATACCTTTCCAGTAGAGGTCAACTCCCCGGTGCCGCTACGGTCCGGCCGGGTACGAGCGACCCCATCGACACGCACCGGTGCCGCTACGGTCCGGCCGGGCGTTCTCTCCCACTGCGAAGGCAGATGATCATGGGATACGAGTTTCCGTTCCCCGTTCCGGCGGATCTCTCCGCCGCGACCGACGACGAACTCACCACGCTCCTGTCCACCGTCCGCGACCACGCTGGAACGTTCGCCGGGATCACCCCGAACCGCGACGTCATCGACGCCCTCACCGCGTGCCGTGACCTCGCCCGGACCGTAACCGAAACCCTGTCCGTCCGGGCCGAGGCTCGGGCGCTCGCAGCCGACATCGACACCACCACCACCCCGACCCCAGCCCCGGCCGTGGTCGACGACCCCGACACCGACCCCGACGACAGCGACGAGGCCCCAGTCACGGCAGCGGCCAAGACCCGGAACCCCTCCGTCCGGGACGTCGCGGCCCGGCGTACCGGAACTCCGGCCCTCCCCGACAACACCATCCGCTCCACCGTCACGATGTACGCGGCAGCGGACGTCCCCGGCCGGTTCTCCACCGGGCAGGAACTCGACGGGTTCGGCGACGCGGTCAAGGCCCTGTCCTACCAGGTCGACCGGTACCCCCGTGCCCGGGACGCCGGTGCCTCGATCGTCCGGAAAGGCGTCGACCTCAGCACGATGGTCATCGCCGACGACGGTACGGCCCGGTTCGAGATGAGGACGTTCACCCGGCATGGCGGAGTCGAGTTCCGTCGCCAGTTCCCGAAGGAACTTCGTGTTCCGGAGGGTGCCGACGGGTACGCGATCGCCCAGTTCGCGGGATCGGAACGCCGGCTTCCCGGTGGTTCCCTCGTCGAGTCGTTCCGGCAGCAGGTGAAGGCCGGCCGGCCCATCACAGCCGCTGCCGGATGGTGCGCGCCCTCCACCCCGCTCTACGACCTGTGCGAACTGTCGTCCCTCGATGGCATCCTCGACCTCCCGGAGCTTCAGACCGAGCGGGGTGGGTGGCAGATTCCGACCGGAGGCGGTCCCAACTTCGCCACCGTGTGGTCCGGGATCGGCAACTCCGGGACGACGCACCTCACCGAGGCCCAGGTGATCGCCGAGTCCCCGTCGAAGTATTGCTTCGACATCCCGTGTCCGGGGTTCACCGACGTTCGTCTCGGCGTCGACTACTTCTGTCTCACCGGTTCCCTGTTGCAACGCCGGGGTTACCCCGAGGTGGTTCAGTGGTTCAGCAACCAGGCGATAATCGCCCTCTCGCACAAGATCAATATGGGGGTGATCGCGGCGATCGTCGCCGCGTCCGGAGCAGCAACCGTCATCCCGTCGGATCCAACCTGCGATGACGCGATCAGCGGCCTGCTGTCCGCCGTCGACCTCGCCATCGCCGACGCGAAGTACCGCAACCGGATGACGTTCAACGGAACCCTCGAAGTCGTCCTCCCGATGTGGGTCCTCGTCCAGCTTCGCGCCGCTGGAACCCGCCGGTCCGGGGTGGACATGGTAGGAATCACCGACGCGCAGATTGTCGAGTGGTTCACGATCCGGAAAGCCGTGCCGAGGTTTGTTTACGACTGGCAGGACGCGTTCTCGGGCCTCGCCACCGGCCCCGGTGGTGCGGTTCCGCTCACCGGGCTTCCCATCACGGCAAACATCCTGATCTACCCGGCTGGGACGTGGGTCAAGGCGGTACAACCCGTCGTGTCCCTGGACACGGTGTACGACTCGACGAAACTCATCACGAACGAGTACACCGCGATGTTCGTGGAGGACGGATGGGCCGCTCTCCAGATGTGTCCCCTGTCGCGCCTGTACACCGCTCCGGTCGACCCCGGGTGCCTGTGCGTATGCGAACACTCCTGACGGTTGACCCCGGTCGACGCGAAGGGAGGTGAGCGACCGTGGTAATTGCTCCACCCCAGGTAGTCCCGGCCCCGGAACCTCTTGGTCTCCGGTATGGGCTCCTACGAACGGCGGGACCAATTGACCTGCCAACCCATGGGTTGGCAGGGGGGATCGTATACGAACCGGTGTCGTGCGGATTCGCGCGATCCTACGCGACCATGTGTCACACCGACGAGCGTCTGGGGAACAAGACGTTCGACCCGAACGAGACACCGATCACGCGCGAGCCGTTCGTGATCTACTCCTCGCTCGCCTGCGGGAGCGCTGGGAAGACGTCGGCGGATTTGGAGACGAAGGTTCGTCGTCGGCTGGCCAACGGTGAGCAGTCCGTGGCCGAGGCCGGGATGGCGACGATCCTCGCCACCGGAGCGACCCCGTTGGTTGCCCCGGGGGTGACGTTGACGGACGTGGTCGGCGAGTTGGAGCAGTGGCTTTACGGGACTGACACGACGGCTCCGGCCGATGCGCAGTACGGGAACGTCGGGTACCTCCACGCGTCACCCCGGATCGCGGCCCACGCGATGGATGCTGATCTGATCGTTCCGGATGGGCCGCTGTTGCGTACCCGTATGGGGACAATTTGGGTATTCGGTGGCGGATATCCAGATGATGGGACAATTTACATTTCTGGGAACGTCACCGTGTGGCGAGCCCCGGACGTGTTCGTGTCCCCTCCGCAGCAAATCCTCAACCTGGCCACGAACCAATACCACCTGATCGCCGAACGCGAATATGCCGTGTCCTACGACTGCGTTGCCGCGTCCGCCATCTACAACTGGGGCATTCCGACATGATAGTGATCAAGGATGTTCCCGGCCTGACTCCACGCGAAGTCCTCGATGCCCTCCTTGACCTCACCGATCCGACCGATCCCCCGATCGTCACCGGACACGGCGGGTTCGTCGTCGCCGAGAACCTCGCGGAGCGATTCCTCTCGGCCTATCTCATCGCGACCGGCAGACGAACCGCCACCGTGGAAACGTCCGGGACCACTGAACCAACCACGTCCGGGACCACCGAACCAACCACGTCCGGGACCACCGAACCAACCACGTCCGGGACCACCGAACCAACCACGTACGGGCCGGCCCGGACCACAACCCGCCGTGCGGGTAGAAGAAAGGAGGCCAAGTAGTGGCTACCTGCGTGAGCTACCTGCAAGGACTCGTCATCCGGGCTACAAAGCTGGATACCTGTGGAGCCCCGGTAGCCGGAACGTGCTCCACCGTGACCTCAAAGGGATTCATCTCCATGGAGATCGAAGCTGATGAGGACAGCGGAACCGCGATCTCCCCAACCCTCGCCGACGGGTCGCGGTGTTACTACCAACTGTCACCAAAGTTGCTCAACGGAATCAAAGTCAACATCGAGTTCTGCCAGGTCGACCCCGAATTGATAAACCTGCTGACCGGTTCGCCATTGGTCGTCGACGACGCGACCCCAACCCCCGCGTCGATCGGGTTCACCACCGATTCGGCTTCCTATGGCCTCGCCAACGTCGCCCTGGAGCTGTGGATGAACCTCGCCGGTGGTGGATGCGCGTCCGCGTCCGGCCGAAGGTGGGGCTACTACCTCCTGCCTTGGCTCCACCAGGGAACGGTCGGAAAGCCGACCGTGGAAAACGACGCGGTGAACTTCATGGTGAATGAGGCGATCACGCGGGACGGCAACCAGTGGGGAGTCGGCCCGTACAACATTCAGAACACCCGGCTGGGCGTCCCATCGCCACAGTTCACAGCGTTGTCTTCCACGGCACACGACCTGCTCATGCCGGTCAACCTCGCACCACCGAGCGCGGTGTGTGGGTGCCAGACCCTGGTAATCCCCACCTGACCGGATCCCGGGCCGGCCTCTACCATCGGGGCCGGCCCGGTGAGCGGAGGAACCATGGCGCTCCCCATCGACGTCAACACGGTCATAGTCACTGGTACCTACCTCACCGACGACGGCCTACCCGCCGAAGGATCATTGATCTTCACACCATCGGTGGCGACGCTGCGAGATCCCGCGTACGACACCATCGTGAAGCTTCGCCAGCAGCGGATAGAGCTCGACGTCACCGGATCGTTCTCCGTGTCGCTGATCGCCACGGACGACCCCGACCTGATTCCGGTTGGCTGGCACTACGACGTCACCGAGCGAATTGAGGATCATCCACAGCGGGTGTGGGTAATGCAGCTTCCTCATACCCTCGTCACGGTCGACATCGCCGACCTGCCTTCGGTCGTCGACCCTTCCGGGCCGGTGTACCCAGCCCCTGTATGTGCCGTTACCTCGGTCGTCGGAGAGACCGGAGACGTCACGGGGGCCGAGATCCTCGCCGACGCGACCATCACGGCCGCGTTAGCGGCAAAGGCGAACACGTCCGCGCTAGCCGCGCTCGTCCCATACACCGGGGCCGCCGGAGACGTGAACCTCGGCGCGAACTCGATCCGGGGCGAGAACGTCAACGTGAACGAGGGGACGTTGACCGATCCAAGCATCACGGACATCGGCGGTCTGCAGGTGTCGGTCGCCACCGTCGACTGCCTCATTCGGTCCGATGCGGTCTACGGGACCGACGGTTGGTTGTACCGGGCGACTGTTCCGGCCGCGACCCTCACCGTCACCGACAATGCGGTGAATCACATCTACGTCGCGTGGAATGCCGGATCTCCGATGTACGTCGCGACGACCGACCGGAGCGCGCTGAACCTGTCGGACGCGTTACCGGTTGCTAGGGTGCTGGTTCAGGCCGGGGTGGTGGTCGCCCAGTTGCCGTTCGGGTTCATGGGTCGCTCAGCTGCGATCCGGTGGCTGCTGAGAGAGGTTCGGATCACGGATCCGGTTGGTGGGGTTCGGGAGTCAGGGTTGACGCTGTCGGAGACTGCGACGCGGGTTGTGAACGTCGCGTCTGGTACGGCGTGGTTCGTACTGAATTATCTCGTGCTGCCTGGGATCGCGCAGGGCGGGGTTGGTGTCGTGTCGTACCTGTTGCACCACACGGCCGGAGTGTGGACAAAGACTACGATCACGCAATACAACAACACACAGTACGACAATGGTATTAATTTGCTCACGTTGACCAACAACCGGTACGCCGTGAACTGGGTATACCGAAGTTTCGCCGGACCCGAGATCCTCATCGTGCTGGGTACCGGCGACTACTCGGCCCCCAATGCCATCGATTCCCAAATCCCAACAACCCCATCATATGTGAGAGAATTCTACTATTTGTGTGGACGTATCATCGTCCAGAAAAACGCCAGCACCGCATATACCATTGAAAATGCCACTACGACCCAATTCGCCACTGTGGCAGCCGTAGACCATAACGACCTCGACGGACTGCAGGGCGGAACGTTCGGCGAGTACTACCATCTCACCTCTGCCGAACACGCGACCCTGGTAGGCGGATACGTCCCGTACACCGGAGCGACCGGAGACCTCGACCTCGCCACGCACTCGCTGTATGCGGACAACGTGCCATTCACCGAGGGTGTGGTCACCGATCCGGTGATCACCGATGCTACCGGGGTCGCTGTGGCGATCACCTCCTGTGAGGTACTCATCCGGTCGGATCCTGCGTGGGGTGGTGACGAGCGGCTGTATCGGATGACCGTACCGGCGGTGGCCAATCTTGCCCTGACCGACAATACGGTTAACTATATCGATGTGATCTGGAATGGTGGATCACCCATTTACGCGGCCACCACCGACAGATTCACCATCAACTTCTCCAATCGTATTCCAGTCGCACGGGTCGGCATGGAGTCCGGAAGCATCGAATACCAACTGATGTACGGATACCTAGCAAAGGGATCCACGTCACGGAATAGTGACCGGGTGTTGAAGACCCGGGGCCGTGGTGGTATCGAACGCGAATCTGGACTGGGAATCAGCGAGTCCGCGACACGGGTCGTGAGTATCGGATCAGGTGCCGTGTGGTTCGGACTTCAAAGATTCTCTTTGAGTGCTGTGACGTCCGGAGTCGGAGGAACTGGTTTTCATCTGTGGTATCACTCGTCCGGTGTGTGGACGAATACGACGATCACCCAGTACAACAACACCCAGTACGACAACGGTACCAATCTAGCGACTCTCACCCCCAACAGATACGGCGTTAACTGGGTATACCGGAATCTCGTCACGAACGAAATCGACATCATCCTGGGAACCGGGGACTACACCCTAGCTCAAGCTGAAGCGTCAACTCTCCCGTCCATTCCGGAAATGGTTGCCGCATTTTACGTTCTGTGTGGGCGGATCATCGTCCAGAAAAACGCGAGTACGGCGACGACCATCGAAAACGTCTCAACGACCACATTCAATACATCCGCCGTATCGATCCACAACGACCTGTCCGGAATACAAGGTGGAACCACCGGCGAGTACTACCATCTGACCAGCGCGCAACACACCGCGCTCGGAGTGGCGACCTCGATCACTCCCGGCACCCCCGCAAGCGGTGGAGCGACCGGAACAGCCGGTCAGATCCTCTACGACAGCGGATACCTCTACGTGTGCACCGCCACGAACACATGGAAACGGGTCACCCTCAACGCATTCTGAAAGGCAACGCCATGGGAGGACTTACCGGTACCGCGACCGTTCGCGCGCTGACGGGTATCGCCACAATCACCTAAGGAGCCACGCATGGCGACGGTAGTACCCCTGACCATGCACCAGGGCAACGATGAGGTCATCGACCTCGTCATCACACCGATAGTCTCGACGGACGACCTGACCCTCGTCACATCCCTCCAGTTCTATTTGAAACCGGACGCGTGCACCGACGACACCGACTCGGCCGTGACCGTGTTGACGTCAGCCGTTCCGGCACAGATCACAATCACGGCCCAGGTAGCAACACAGATCGACGCCACGGTATACGTTCCGGCCGCGTCCCTCACCGACCCGTACGCGCGGGTATGGCGCGTCGACGCATACTCGGGAACTACCCACCGAACCGCGATGTATGGTCCCGTCACGGTCGTCGACCTGTAGGAGGTGCCGAGATGTCAAGTCCCTGTGGATGGGAAGTGACGACGTGCGGATGTGGACAGTGCTGGACCACCTACACCCCGGAGGTGAGGGAAACCGCGTCGACCCTCGCGATCGGCGTGATGTGGATGGCCACGGCACGCCGATACGGCCTATGTGACGTGGTCGTCCAGCCGTGCCCGAAACCCGTCCTCCTCCGCGAATACCAGACGTATCCGGTGGACCACCCCGACTACGGGGGGGCGTACATCCACCAGGGGCAGTGGTACAACGGCTGCACCGGCACGGACGAGAACGCCGGCTGTTGCTCCGGATGCGAACTCGATCTGGAGGGGCCGACCACGACGGCCGGGATCACGGAGGTCACGATCGACGGGGTGATTCTGCCCCCCGCGTCGTACGATGTCATGAACGGCCACATCCTCGTCCGGACCGACGGGGTGTGCTGGCCGACGTGCGTCAACTACTCGCAGCAGAACCCCCCAAAGTTGCAGGTCGAGTACAAGAAGGGGATCGCGATCCCCCCGCACGTGCAGAAGGCCACGGAACGTCTCGCCTGCGAGTGGGCCAAGGCGTGCGCTGGTAACGCCGCGTGCGCGCTTCCCCGGCGACTCCGGTCGTTGACCCGACAAGGCGTTGAGGCCGTCGTCGAGGAGCTGTCGACCGACGACGCGGGACGTATCCGCACCGGAATACCCGAGGTCGACATGGTCATAGCTCTGGAAAACCCACACGGCCGGACGATGCGCTCGATCGTGTGGTCACCGGACGAACGACCCCCACGGGTGCTGTCGTGACCGAACCGATCGCCACGATCCGGCGCCTGAACCGTTGGAGCTGGGCAGTGATCATCCGGGACGGCATGAGCGCGTACGGTCCGGACGGATACCCCTGGATAGTCTACGGCCCCAAGCGTCGCGCGGAACGTCGAGCACGGCGTGAACTCCACCGCTACATCACCATCCGGACACCCGAGGAGACGATCACCATTGACTACCCCAATCGCTGATCAACTCATCGCCCCGATCGCGGCTGACCTCATAATCTGTTTGACCGCCGAGGCGGCAAAGGTTCCAAATCCGCCATCGGCTGTCAGACAGGTGTGTCTCCGTCCGGGTGACCGGGTAGACCTGCTCATCTCCCAGAGCGAAGACGAGTGCTGTGCCGGGCTGATGTGGGTGCGGTACGTGCGGGACTACCCATCCGGACAGCAGCCGTTCCCGGCCCCCGACGACAGAGCGACTCCGTGCGGGGTCACCCGGTGGGCGGTGCAGTTTGAGTTGGGGGCGGTCCGGTGCGCCCCAACGGCCGACCCCGAGGCGTTGCCGACGTGCGATGAGTGGACGGACACGACCCTCGGGGTATACGACGACGGGGCCGCGATCCGCCGCGCGATCTGCTGCTACGCGAACAGCCACGAATACGATGCGACGGTACTCCAAGAGGAGGGCCGGCCGTTGACGACCGAGGGTGGGTGCGTTGGTATCGCCTATCTGGTGACGATCAGCGGCCCGGCCTGCGACTGCCAGGAGGCGGGAACGACATGACCCAAAAGCCACGTAGGCAGAAGGCGCCAGTCGAGACTACGGTGGAGATCGCCGATGCCATCGGCCGTGCCCCGGATCCGACCTCGACCCCGGCCCCGGCCCCGGCCCCGGCCCCGGCGACCTTACCGGAACCGCCGGACCGGTTGTCGATCCTCAACGACTACACCGGCCCGGACGGGTTGCTTCCGGTATTCGTCGCCGTGTCTCACGACGCGCTGTTCGCCGGTCAACACGTCCGGGTCCCGGTCACGGATCGGGTTGCCGGGCTCATCGAGCGGGGATTCCTCGAAGTCGACCCCGTAGAAGATATGCCAACACGGATCGCGTCGGCGTTGACCATCGGCTACCTCGCACCAGCGCTTGAGGCCCCGGGTAAGGACCCAAACGACTATACGTACACATTCATACCTGATGATCCACGATGAGCGGATTTATTCGGATCTACGTGAAGCGAGTGCGTGGAACCGTGGACCGGGAAGGCGCGAACGCCACGGCGGCCCGGGTTGGTCTGGTCGAGGTCACGAATACGTGTCGAAAGATCATGAATCAGGCAACGATCGACTGCCCAGTCGATACCGGGTTCCTCCGGGGCTATCACTTCATGACCGTCACGACGCTAAAGACGCGGGTGAAGGGCACGGTAGGGAACCGAGCGAAGTACGCGAGCGCCGTTCACGACGGGTCCCCGCCGCACATCATCCGGGCACGAAGGAAGCGGGCCCTCCGGTTCGAGGTGGATGGGAAGGTGGTGTTCGCCAGGTCGGTACGTCACCCCGGAACCCGGGGCCGCCCGTGGCTTCTGGAAGCAGCCGAGCGAACCGCCATCAGCGCGGGATTTCGATTCCAGCGAACGGTAGTCTCCGACTAGATCATCAAGGAGGGTCGTATGGGCACTGCCCGCTCTACGAGCACGACATCGTCAACCCCCCGGAAACGAGTGCCAAGGAAGGCAACGCAGGGTCAAAAGGCGAAGGCACCGGCGGACCGGCCGGTAGTCGTCGACGAGCCCGAGACTCCGGCACCGGTCGACGAACCGCCGGTGGTGGCACCGGTCGACCCGGGGGCGGTCCGGATCGCGAACCTGCGGAGAATGCTCGCGGCCGAGGGGCTCGACCCCAACGAGATCCTCACCGGCCGGCCCTCAGCCGAACCCGTGGCCGAGACGACCCCGGTTGTTGGTGAGGACGTCGACCAGGCCCCCAGTATGGGACGCGACTTCGAGCCGATTCCCGGTGTCGACATGGACGCGGTCCGGGACATCGTCGTCGACGCTCGCCGGAATCCGAAAACGGCGAACACCATCATTGATGGACTTCGTGCCCTGATCGTCGATAACGGCCACGATCCGGACGTGATCCTTTCCTCTGCGCTGGGGGAGGAAACCGTCGCGGTTGGCACCAATCCGAACGGATTGATCAACGCCATCGTCGACTTCCGGGGCCGGAAGATCGAGGTCATGGCACCGGAGATCGAACAGGTCATGGTGATCCGGCGTATGCAGTCGTTGTTCGCGAACGCCGCGAAGATGAAAGAGATCACGGCGGACGAGGCGGTTCGGTTGATGGACCGAGCGTTGAAAGCCGTGTGCTCCGTGGTCGTCAACCCGGACGACGTCGAGTACCTCGAGGACCTTCTGCTTACCCGACAGGCGAAGATCGAGGACACGTTGCCGCTGCTCCGCGAATCGTTGCAGGCCCTCGAACGGGCGAACGTCGACAACGGAAACCGGGCGGACCGGCGGAAGGCCACGAAGTCGGCGGGACGCAGCGGACGCGCCGCGCTGGCCACGGCCAGCGAGTAGCGGTCGTGAAGGGCAACGGCGTCGCCGCGCTGCGGGTGTGGCCAGTCGTCGTTGACCTTGGTGGGGTGACCTACCGGATCGCACCTCTTCCTGCGATCCGGTGGATCGTCCCCCTCGTCGACGACGACTGGTTCGCGATCGTCCCTGGCATGCTCGACCCCACGGATCGGTGCGTTGACGATGCCCTCGACGCGGGGGAGATCACGTATGAGGACTGTATTCGGGCGGCCCGGAACGCGGTTGATGCGGTCGCAGGTATCCCGTGGTGGTCGGCCATCCGCCTGGTTCGCTCGGTGTTGGACGCCCCCGACGTCATCGGGGAGCTGGTGTTGCGTGGAGTCGACGCGCAGACGGTGAGCCTTGGGGCGTTCGTGCAGGCCGCGTACCGGGTGTTCACACGAGACGCGGATAAGAGACAGCGCGCGAAGATCGACCGGGACCTTGAATCCGTTCCTACCGGATTGACGGTGGCGGACCGATGGGATCCGGAGGCGGAAGCGTCCGGGTTCGAGGCGATGATGCTTCAGCGTGGCGGTACGGTGTGACCCTTCGGGTTCCTTCCGGTGACCTCAACGGCCCGTTTGAGCCACCGGTAGGCGGTTGGGTTCCGGGCGACGTGCCACATGTCGGCTACGGCCTGGGGGCCGCCCCCCGGCCGGCCGGTGTCAACGGCCCAGTCGTGTACGTCGAGGACCTCGTCCCAGTGCCGTCGGTCCCATGACCGGACCCCGACCGGTTTCGGGGTAACCCCGGCATGCCACAACGCGTCGTTGGGATGTGCCGTGGTCGCTACCGCCACGTGCCGTATCTGGACGAGGGGAAGTCTGGCGAGCCCAGCGGCGCTGATTCGTCCGGACGGGTGCCGTGCGACAACGGTAAGCTCGACGATCCGGGCCGGTTCGGTGGCGGTGTTGGTTCGGACCCGGACGAGGAGGGGAGAGTCCGGGTCGTCGATCGTGACCGTCCCGGTTCGATCGCGGCTGATCTGCGCGGCCCCGAGGTCGATCAACGGGGTTGTCATGACCATGGAATGACGATACGCGTGTCTTTCCTGGCCGGCCTACGCGACGCATGATCCGATCATGGCGAGATCCGGGCAAGCGTCGGTTGAGGTCCTGGCGGACTTTTCGAAGTTCGCAGCGACATTCCAACGGGACCTCAACGCCGCGATGCGTGGTGTGCGCATCGACATGACCGGGGTGTCTGACCAGATTTCGAACGGGGTTCGCGAAGGGGTGGACGCCGCGAATCAGGAACTTCGGCGGTTGGGGAACCAGGCGGGGGAGACGTTCAACCTGGTCACTCAGAAGTCGGCTGCGGCGGGTCGATCCATGGCCGCGTCGTTCGCGTCAGCCGGCCGTGAGATGTCGAGTGTCGGCGATCAGATGACGATGGCGCTCAGTCTCCCGATAGGTGCGGCCGGTGTTGCGACGATCAACGCGGCTGGAAACTTCGAGAAGGCCATGAACAAGGTCAAGGCCGCTACCGAGTCATCGGGGAAAGAGTTCAGGGACCTCCGTGACCTCGCTATCGAGCTGGGTTCGACCACGGCGTTCTCCGCGTCGGAGGCCGCGTACGCCATGAACGAGCTGGCTACGGCCGGATTCGACACGAACGAGATCATGGGGGCGCTGCCCGGAGTTCTCGACATGGCTGCGGCTGGTTCGGTGTCGCTGTCGAGTGCGGCGGAGATCGCGTCCGGGATCCTGAACGGGTTTGGATTTGCCGCGACTGATTTGTCCTATGTGAACGATGTTTTGGCACGTGACTTTCTGTCTACCGCAACCACCCTGTCTGATTTGGGAGAGTCGTTCAAGTATGTGGGGCCGACGGCAAAAAGCGCGGGACTGACCTTCACCGAGGTCGCAGCGGCGATCGGGTTGATGGGCAACGCCGGAATCAAGGGGTCGATGGCTGGTACGGCGCTGAACGCGTCGATCTCCCGTCTACTCAAGCCAACGGCGGAGGTAGAGACCACCCTCAGAGACCTTGGGGTCACGGTCACGAACTCGTCTGGGAAATTGTTGCCGCTCGTCGAAATCATGCGGCAGTTGGAGAAGTCTGGGGCATCCACGGCTGACATGATCACCCTGTTCGGGTTGGAAGCCGGCCCGGACATGATGGCCCTGCTCTCGCAGGGATCCGCCGCGCTCACCGCGCTCGACCTGGAGCTACAGAACGCGGGGGGGACCGCGCAGAAGGTCGCGACGACTCAGATGGCCGGATTCAACGGGTCTCTGGACGAGCTGACATCCGCCGCCGAGGGTCTGATGATCGCGATCGGGGATGCCGGACTCCTCGGGTGGATGACGTCGTTGGTCGACAAGCTGACTGAGTTGACCATGTCAGCGTCGAAGCTGTCCCCGAACTTCTTGAAGATCACGACGATCATCGCGGTTGTCGTGGCCGCGATCGGCCCGTTCCTCGCGATATTCGGCCGGATGGCTACCGCGATCGGCGAGGGGATCATCGCGTTCAGGAAGTTTGGATCATGGGCGTTGAAAGTCGCGCCGTGGCTGTCCGCCCTCGGAGGCCCGGTTGGTTTGGTAGTCGCCGCGATCGTAGCCCTGGGGATCGCGGCCGTGGTCGCGTACAAGAAGTCCGAGGTGTTCCGGAACGTCGTCGACCGGGCATTCAGAGCCGTGGCCACGGCCGCAGTGTGGATGTGGCAGAACGCAATCGTTCCGGCGTTCAACTGGATCGTCACAGAGGCGAAGGTGGTCGGGGCCGCGATCGTCCGACTGTGGAAGCAGGCGCGTCCGGTGTTCGTGGCGTGGGGTGCGGCCGTGACGCGCATCTGGAAATCGGTGATCCAGCCGGCGTTCGAGTCGATCGGGAACTCGTTCAAGATGGCGGGGGCCGCGATCGTCTCGTTCTGGACCGGCACGGCGCAGCCGGCGTTGATGGGGTTGATGGGGTTGTTCGCGCGGGTAGCCACGGCTATCCGGTCGTGGTGGGCCGGCAACGGCGATATGGTGATGCGTACGGCAGCGGCCGTGATGACGTGGCTCGGTGGGGTTGCGTTCCAGGTGTGGTCGGGGTTCATGACCGTGTTGAGAGCGGTTGCGGCCGTGGTCACATGGGTGATCATCAACGTGACGATTCCCATGTTCCGGGCGTTGGTCTCGGTCATCCGGACCGTGGTCACAACCGTGATGTCGATGCGGAACGTGTGGATCGTGGTCGGGGCGGTCATCGTAGCGGCGATCGTGGTCGTGGCCGCGATCGTGAAGGTCCTGTGGGTGGTGATCACCACGGCGTTCAGGGCTATGGCAGCGATCATCAGGTGGTGGTGGACCACGGTCCTCGTCCCGGCGTTCACCGTGGCTGGGGTGGTCATCAAGGCGTTCGTTGCCGTGATCACGTGGATGTGGACGTCGGTAGTCGCTCCGGTGTTCGCGGCGCTCGGCGCGGCCCTGAACGTGGTTGGTGGGGTGATCATCTGGTTGTGGACGTCGGTGATCCAGCCGGTGTTCACGGCGATCGGGGCTGTGGTCTTGTGGGTATGGACGTCGGTCATCCAGCCGGTGTTCAACGCGATCACGGTGGTGATCGGGGCGGTTGTCACGGCTGTCACGTGGTTGTGGACCACGTTCGGACCGGTGTTCACGGCGATCGGGAACCTGGTCTGGACGGTTTGGTCCGGGGTGATCTCGGTCGTGTTCTCCCTGCTCAAGTTGGCGTTCACTGTGATAATCGCGGTTGTTCAGGTGTTCTGGACGGTCGTCAAAGCGGCGTTCATGGCGGTTGGGGCCGTGGTCATGATGGTGTGGTCGACGTTCATCTCCCCTGTCCTGTCCGCGATCGGGGCATTGTTCACCTGGTTGTGGGGCGTGATCCAGCCGGTGTTGTCCGCGATCGGGGCATTGTTCACCTGGTTGTGGTCGTCGGCGATATCTCCGTTCATCACCTGGGTGTCGGGTGCGCTGTCGTCGTTGTGGGGCATAATTCAGACGATTTTCACCGCCGTGGTGTCGTTGATACGGGGAGCGATCAATCAGATTGTTTTGGCGGCAAACGGAGTAACCGCGTTCGTGAATGCGATCTCGTCACATTTCCAGGCAGCCGTCAATTCGATCCGCGACAAAATCAATATGGCGGTTTCGGTCGTTCGGGGCCTCCCCGGACAGATCATCGGCGCCGTTGGAAATCTTGGGTCACTTCTCTACAATGCCGGACAGAATGTTATCAATGGGCTTATCAATGGGATATCTTCACGTATTGGTGCGATCAGGGACAAGATGGCGGAAGCGGCTTCGATGATCCGCAACCACCTCCCGTTCTCCCCTGCGAAGGTAGGGCCGCTGTCCGGTGCTGGCGACCCCACCAAATCAGGAGCAAAAATTGTCGAAATGGTCGCTACTGGAATGGAATATAGAATTCCAGAACTAAACGCAATATCGCAACAAATGGCACAAACTGTACTTGATTCACTTCCCTCGTATCGGACGGGAACGACCGGGGTAACCCCAGCCACCGGTCTCTCAAACTCCATTCCACTGGCCCCGGCCCTTACCACAATCCCCGGACAAACGGGAGGAACGACCACGGTCACCTACCAGATCACAGTCAACTCGCTCGATCCGCGTACGGCCGGAACCATCGTGATAGACGCGGTCAGGGAATACGAGCGACGTAACGGAAAGTCGTGGCGCTCATGAGCATCGAAATATGTGGAGATGGATGTATACCGGGCGCACAACTCACGGTGGAACTCGGACTCCTCACGCCGGGATCGTCATCAGCGATATGGGATCTTGACCTGTGGAACACGGGATTCTGGGGTACCGGAGCGGTGCGTACCGACGTCTCCCAATACGTCCGAGCGGTCAGTACCGACCGACAGTTCACCAACCAAATGCGCGACTGGTCAGCCGGTAGCGTCCAAATCGTACTCCACAACCGCGATGGGCGATTTTCCCCGGACAATCTAGAACCAACCGCGCCATACGTGGCCGCTGGGCTGACGGGAATCAGGCCAGGATGCCCAATATGGGTAACAATGACATATGCTGGCACGTCATATCCAATATTCACCGGATACGCGAATAAATGGCTGGAAGGATGGGCGCTTCACTCCCCCGCAGACGGAGACGCGTACATGACCGTCTCCGGATACGACGATTGGGGACGTATTGGTAGAGTAAAGAAAAAAGTTCCAATCGCACCAATAGGTGATGGTGACACCTACGGACAGCGCGTCGCCCGGATCCTCGCCAGCGCGGGATTCACCGGCCCCACCGTGATCGACGTCGGCGAGACAACCATGATCGGAACCGACCTGTCACAGGAACCGGTGTCCGAACTGGGAAAGGTCGCGCAATCGGAAGGGGCCGGGGCCGCGATATGGGCGGAGGCCGACGGATCGATCGTCGCGAAGGGCCGATACTCCCTTATCGAAGACCTCCGGTCGTCGGTTGTCCAGGTCCAATTCGGGGACAGCCCCGGGGACATCCCGTGGATCGATATCATCACGGCACCGGTATCCGACGATGGGATTGTCAATCGGGCCGTGTACGCCCGCACGGGAGGAATCGAACAGGAGTACTCCGACCCTAGGTCGATCGCCCTGTACGGACAGTGCGACGATCCGGATTCCCCGTCCGATCTGCTCTGCGAGACAGATGGACAAGTCGCTGCGGTAGCCCAATGGGCCGTGATGGTGGGAAAGGACCCCGAATCACGGGTAGAGGCGATCACGCTCAACCCGCGCGTCGACCTCACGACAATTATGCCTGTCGTACTCTACTTGAAAATCCGTGACCTCGTCGCAGTCAGACTTGTCCCACCTTCGGCAACCGGCCACGTGTTCTACCGGAGGTGTTTCGTGTCCGGATTGTCATTCGACATAGCTGGAAACAATATGACAGTGAAAGTATCGCTGGAAACCGCGACGGCATACGCGCGATTCGCCGGAAGTCTATGGGACTCGGCAAGATGGGGAGCCAATGACGTCGACGCAGATGGAAGCCTGTGGTTCGTGTGAACGAGGATCAACCAGATGTCCTCACGCCTGACGTGATGGTATGGGTGCACCCGATCAACACCGAAGCACATCCGACCTACACCCCAGGGTACCGGTGGGCTGTCCACGTCGGTGGACACGGCGCGGCGATGCTCCAATACTGCTGCAACGCCGGAAGGGCGGATACACAAACAGAGGCGAAAATCATCGGAGAATCACACGGTGCTGCGGTATGTAAGGGACTGCGGCTACTAGGAATTCCGGCGAGATATGGATTGTTCACCATCGGCTGGGACCCTATTCCGGCGGAGGCTGACAACAAACAACAAAAAATTTGGACAGGAGAATAACGATGAGCCTCATCGCCGATGTCGTCGCTGGCACCGTCATAACAGTGTCATGGGGAAACGCGATACGTGACCAGGTGATCGCGACGTTCGCGACGGAAGCGACTCGAAACTCTACCCTCACCGCGCCTGCCGAGGGCAGATACGCGGACATCGCCGACGTCGATGCCCTCACCAGGTACAACGGCGCCACCTGGGACGTTGTGGCCACCAAACCGATCATGGCCACTCTGTCGGCTGACGCCGCTGGAATCACCACGAACACCGTCCTCGCCGACGTCGCCGGAATTTCCATCCCGGTCACGGCGAACAGAGTGTATTGGGTGAACGCCGACCTCATATACACAGCAGCTGGGGGCGCTGGTGCTGGACAGGTCAAATTTGGGTGGACCGCTCCGGCCGGTGCGACATTCAGCTGGACAAACATAGGTTTGGTCGTCAATGGGGCCTCTGGTGTTTCCGGGACCCCGACGTTCGACGTATCGACCCTGGCTGATTCTCGATCATACGGTGCGGCGGGATCAGGTACACCCGTGCACGTGGTGGTGTTCGGAAAGCTCACGATAGCGGGGACGGCCGGCAACTTCCGGCTGCAAGCCGCTCAGGCCGCGTCGTCGGCAACCGCAACCACCGTCCGATCCGGTACCACGGTGAGCGCACACGTACTTTCCTGACCGCGATATGATCGGACCATGTTGAAAAGACTCACCGCCACGCTGGTAGCTGGTATCGCAGGAATCGCGGTAGCTACCAGCGTGGGACCAGCGGAAAATGCTCTCATATCAGAGACCGATCCGGTCCCAATTGGGGTGACAATCGCCGGTCTCGACGCGCACGACGGAACAATCGTGGAAACTGACGACGCGCTCTATCTGTACGGAACCCGCTATGGTTGTGGATATGAGTGGCACAACCCAAATTCCCCATTCTGCGGTTTCGGAGCATGGGAATCGGATACGGGATCGCTCGATGGGCCGTGGACATTCCTCGGACTGCTGTTCGATCCCACCGGGACGAACACCACCCGAAACGAGCCATGGAAGACCACGTGTAACACCGGCGGTAACGGGTGCTTCAACCCCCGAATGGTCCAACGCCATGACGGGGTTTGGGTGCTCTACTTCAACGCCCCCGCCGAGACGATCCGGGGCCGCGACGAGGCGTACTACGTGATGGGCTGTAACGGTCCTACCGGGCCGTGTGGTGCGTCAGCTGGTGCTCCGCACGGGTCGACGCGTCAGCTGCCGATGAACGCCTGCAACATGGGTGGAGACTTTAGCGTCCTGGTCGATGGGGCCACGGCCTACCTCGCGTGCTCGTCGGGGACTATCACGATTGAGCAACTCGATTACTGGTGGACGAGCGGAATCGCGAACCAACAGACCGGATCCGGAGCGGTACGCAATATCGCGTACCTTTCCAATGCGGAGGCCCCGGGATTTTTCAAGGCCCCGGACGGTATGTGGGTGATGACGTACGGGGATCCGATGTGCGGGTACTGCGCGGGCACCGGGACGGCGTACTCGGTTGCACAGACGGCTATGGGCAATCCCACGCCGGCGGCCAGCCCGCTGGGGGTGTGGCTGCCACCCGCGAACGTCGGGTGGGCCGCTCCGAGCAGCGGTCGACGCAGTATCTCTGGCACCTCCTGTGGTGGTCAGCCGCGTACCGTCGTCAGCGTTGACGGCCAGCCCTACCAGTGGATCGACCTCTGGTACGGGCAGGCCAACGAGACCCAGGCCGGCGTGCGCCTGGAGCCGCTCGTGCTGACCGGGCAGGCGTGGCGCGCACCGGCTGACGGCACCGTGTGGCGTGGCGCCATCCGCGTTTTCGCGTGCGAGTAGGGGGGGACGTATGAGCTGGAGAGTCGCGCGCAGTCTTGAGGTTCTACGCGATCAGATCAACGCTGCGTACCCGGGTCGGAGTACGGCGTCGGATGGCACGATCGGTGATGCTGCCCACCAGGCCAGCGTCAGTGATCACAACCCTGACGCCGGAGGGGTGGTCCGCGCGTTGGACATCACCCACGACCTGGACAGCGGGTGTGACATCGACCGGCTTACCGACGAGCTGGTCGCGAGTCGTGATCCTCGGATCTCGTACCTGATCGCCAATGGCCTGATCACGGGGCCGGACTACGGGTGGGTGTGGGCCCGCTACGACGGGTCGGATCCCCACACCAATCACTTCCATCTGTCGGTGGTGGGAGATGGGCGCGCGGACGATCCCCGTCCGTGGGATATCGGAACTGCCGTGAGCGTTCCGGGAAAGGATGATCGAGAAATGCGTACTTTGATGCGGTATAAGGGTAGTCCGCACGTTTTTCTCACCGATGGTCTAATTGCCCGATGGATCAGGAATGAGGCAGAGATCGGCGATCTCCGCACACTCGGCGCGGATGGGTCCATCCGTCTCGGCAACGGCGGTCAGGTGCGAATCGTCACCCGTGAGGAGTTGATCGGTCGTATCATCGGCCCTGTACCCGCTGGGTGGGAAGAGTACGCGTACAACACCACGATGGGCGCGGAGCCGTTGACGTCCGCCCAGCTGGACCAGATAGCTACTCGGGTAGCCGCTCTGATCGGGAATCGGTTGGACGAGGTCGGCTCGTCGGTCGATCAGGTCGTTGCGGCGTTGGTGGCCGCTGGTACAACAGCCGGTAAACCATCCTGATCGGGGAGGCCGAGTTGGACGTTTTCACGGTCGTTTGGGTAGCTGTGTTCGTGGTCGGTGGGGTCACAGAGCTAGTTGCGCTGCTGAACCGGAGGGATGGGGACACCTTGTCCGAACACGTGTGGAGGGTGTTCCGGGTTCGTGATCCGAGACCTACTCCTGTGGTGCTGATACTCCGGGGATTGATGATTTTGGTGTTGATCTGGTTGACGGGTCACTTCGGCATGGGGTGGTGGACGCTTCCGGATTAGTTCGCGAATGACAATGGTGGGGGCCGCTACAAACGGTCCCCACCATTGTCATATCGGCTACCGGTCTACTCGTCGGAGACGGGTACCAGGTGAAAGCGCTAGATCAGCGGATCGGTTTCGCGAATCCTCGGCAGCCGATCGACTCGCCTTTCCCGTTTCGCACAACATGATGAGGAATCACCAGATCATCTCGTTCAGGGCATGCGTCGTACACAAGTTTGGACACTACGTACCAGACTCCGGGCTTTTCATCGGGCAAGCACGTGACCCTGTTCGACATCGCTGTCCGGTAGATCGGGACGGTGGTCCCGTCGACGATGATGGTTTCCGTCGACTCCTCCAATGCGGGATAGACACGTGCGATTCCAGTCGATGGAATAGTCACGTGCCTACGGCACATGATCGTGATTGTGTGTGGGGTCAGATTCACGATTTGGTGCGTCGACTTCCATCCGACCTCTACCTCGCCATCTGCGGCTGCGAGGACATCGGCGGGGTTTTCCACATCCGCGTCGATCCTCAGTCCGGCCTCTTTCAAGGCCGACACGAGGGCGTTGGCGTCGTTCGAGCGCGTCCGCATCTTGTCGGTTTCAGCGTTCCTGTCCGGCGAGTCGTCGTAGTCAGATGTCATCTCTGCGTACTGGTCTTCTGAGTCGTGGATACGCACTCCAACCACGTCGACAACGAGTTCGCCGAGGCTTCGTATTCTGATGTCTATTCCATGGTTTTTTGCTGCGAGACGAATAGCGTTGATAAGATCCATGCGTCTTGATGCCATTGGCACTCCTTGGTGGTGTTTCATAGACGAGTCAATAATGCCACATGCTGTCGGGTTATTCAACCCCTGGACTGTCTTCGGATTCCTCATCACAACCGGAGGTCATCCGTTCCGCAGCCTCCGCAGCCCTGGCCCTACGTGTCGCCCATCCCATCATCGCAGCCGCAGATCTGGACTTACCTGTCGTGCGATTACCAACATCTGGTACATTTTCGGCCAACTTGGCCACATCACTTCCTCGATAGAAGATCACACCACGTGGTCCGTACCCAACTGGTTCGATCACGCCATCGGACACCCACCTGCTGATCTTTCCCTGGATCGTGGACCGGCCGAGACCTGTCAGTTCTCTCAAGGTCGTTACGGTGACAACCTCCGGAACGTTTTCAACGGTAAGTCGTTTCCAGCGATTTTCTAACTTCACTCATCAATCATGCAACACGACGCTGCAATTTACAATCGATAGCTGGTCACGTCATGAGCATATACAGTAAACCGACATCGTAGACACGACAGGAGTAATGACCATGTCAGGTGAAACCGGATATCACGCATACGGGGAATCAGTCGGATGGCTCAACCACCTCGGCAACCCCATGCCGGAGTGGAAGGACCTGCCAAATGCGATCCGGGACGCGTGGGACAGCGCCGCGTGCGCGATTGTCAGCGAGGCTACCCGGCTTAACGGCCAGGGAACGGTGGGGTGTGCGTGCGAGCACCCAGCGATGATGCATGACGTCGCGGAGGCATCCGGGGAAGGGCCAACGTGCTGCGTTGACGGCTGCGGGTGCGGATCCGCTGGTTAGGTAGCACGGCTGTTTCTGTGGTCGCGGTAAGTACGTACACTAGTAACGCGCACTGACACGACGAAAGCCCCCACCGAGCCCAAGGTGGGGGCTTTCGTCGTGTCGGGTTGAGTCACCAGCGGGTGATGTCCGACCCGTGCTTGCCGATCATCTCCTCGGCCTCTGACATGAGGTGACGGTGGACGTCCGCGACGGTGGCGTTCTGCAGCGGGCAGTGGTCGTTGGTGTAGTAGTTCTGATAGGTGTATCCCCACCATGCGCCATCGCTGTCGGTGAGGGTGACCCGGCGACAGTTGCCGAGGACGATGACGGGATCGCCCCATTTGTCGATATTTGGGTTGTACTTGGTGCGTGGGCCGTTGGGGTCGCCCTCCCCGATGATGAGATCGAAGCCGCCGTGTCCGTTGGCGACGACGCGGGGGTTGGTGTGGATCGGGGGGCAGCCGATGATCTGTCCGGGGCGGGTGTCGCCGGGACGGCGGGTCTGGTAGTTCCGGATGCCGGCCTTCCGGCCGTGCGCCGTGATGTGGATCTCCCAGATGGTGTGGTTGTCGTAGACCCGGAAGTAGGCGACGCGTCGCGCGCCCTGGGTGCGCTGGCCGGTGTGGGGGTCGCGGGTGCGGACGACGGGAAGTCCGGTTTCGGGGTCGATGATCTTTCCGGTTCGGATGGTGTAGGAGTTGACTACGTCGGCTACCCGGTCGGTTCTGCGGCATGCCTTGGCTCCGACGAACGATGATCCGATGGTGATCCACAGTTCGTTGTGGTTGGTGTCGTATGCGGTGATTGTGTAGCGCTTCATGATATCCGCCTGTCTGCGTCGTTTGTCTTGATTCCTCCAGAAAATACCACACCCGTTAGGGGAGCGCAACCCCTAGCGGATGTGGTGGTCACTTGATGACCCGTCGGACACTACGGTCATACCAACTAGACCTGCGCAGCCTGGCAGTAGGGAACGCTGGTTCCGGCCTCTTGCGATTTGGCAACCACGTCGGGGTATGCAAGCGGCGATCCGTTCGTACGGTGACACTCTTGTTAGTGATGCTGATGACGGTCCCCATCCGCTCAATAGATCCACCACTTCCGGTAAATCCGTTGTCGCGTGTCGTGAAGACGAGCACATCGTTGATCTTTACATTTGCGAATTCAACAGGAACGTTTTCCATTAATTACTCCTGGTGGCGTGTTGACGGTGATACGCGCGGAGGGCCGTGATGACGTCGTCGAGTCGGCCGGACTCGACCGAGGTGACGAGGCGCTCGAACCGGGTCGGCTCGTTGTCCTCCAGGAGGGAACGTGCCCAGGACGTCTCGGTCTCGATCGGGCCGTTGCGGTATCCGTCGAGGTCGGTCGCGCGGGTGCGGATCGCGTCGATGACGGCCGAACGGCGGGAGGCGGAGACGTTGTGCCGGGGGGCGGTCTTCGCTGTCGGGGTGGTGAAGCCGGCCCCGAAGCAGTTGAAGCACTGGCCGTGGGCGAATTCGCCGGTCCCGCCGCAGCGCCTGCACTGCCGTGCGCCCTTGGGTGTCGGGATGATCACGGTTCCTCCTCGTTCGGCTTGGTTCACCCCGAATATACCAAGGGCGTTAGGGGTACACAACCCCTAACGCCCTTGTGGGTGAACCGGATTACTTCGCCCCGACCACAACCCCGTCAGCACCGACGACGATCGTGCAGTTCGGGTTCGCGGCGCACGCCTTCGCGGCCTCCAACTGCGCCTCGATCTCCTTCAACCGCAGGTACGCCGGGTCGTTCGCGGCCTTCGACAGCAACGCGGCCTTGTCCACCTCGGCGCGCGCCGCGATCAACGCGGCCTCCGCCTCGGCCTTGGCCTTGTAGACCTTGTTTCGGGCCTCGGCGATCCCGGCGTCAGTGAAGTTGATGTCAGAGATAGACACCCGGATCGGGGGACACGTCCCCTCGACCTTCCGCGTCGACGTGGTCCCGTCCGCGTTCAGAACCAGCTCGTCCCAGGTGGTCTTCCGACCCCCGGCGTAGCCGGTGCCGCAGAAGAACTCCCCGCCCAGTTTCGCCTTCAACTCGCTCATGAACGTGTCACCCAACTTGGATTCGATCTTCGCCCACACGGCCCCGACGTTCGCATCGAGGTCGTCGGCGAGGTATTGCATGGTCTGCTCGCGCAGCGCCTTCTCCTCGGCCGGGACCAACGTGTTCGTCAACATCGTGATCCACTTTTTCTGGTTGAACCCGTTCTCCCCGTTGTCCGAGATCCCGTACCGGCGTCCGGTGCGCTCCCAGAACTGCACGATCGGGGATGACTTTCCCCCGGTGCAGTCGACGTTGAGGTAGAAGTCCGCCGTGGCGAATATCGACACGGACGGTCCGGGTTGACCGTCGGTAGACGGTTTCGACCCCGACGTGATCGGGGTCTTCGAGTCCCCACCGTCGGGCCGGATGTTCCAGGTGCGTTGGTTGGTGGGGAGGGCGTAGATCTCGTCGTCGATGGGGTACGACCCGGACTCGCCGGGTTTGATGCATTCCTTGAACTCCTTGTTTTCCCCGGCACCCGACGCGTAGTACAGGATGATCTGGTCGGAGTTCGCGCGGGTCGCGCAGCCGGCCGTGGTGGACGCGACGATGGCGACCAGGCCGAGGGTGATGAGTGTTCGGACGTGGCGGTTCATCGGTTGGCGATTCCCATCTCTTGGCGGTACCCGTCGATGATTCGACGGGCCTCGGATTCGGTGTTGTTCGTGAGGATGTTCCCGGCGTACGGACCGTCGAGGGTGGTGGCCTCGACCATGCCGTGGAGGAGGCGCATGGCGTCCCGGTAGCGGTTGATGGTGGTGGTGGACAGGCCGAGTGCCCGGAGGCTCAGGGCCTGGTTCCGGCGGAGTCCGGAGCGGTATCCGATGGCGATCCCGGTGACGAACATCGCCGGGATGATGATGACGAGCGCGAGAATGATCACTTTCATGGGTGGGTCACCTCTCAATGGAACACGGCGAGTGCAACGGACATGGTGAACGTGGTCGTCGCCCCGACGAGGGTGACGGGGTAGACCACCTTGGTCTCGATCGGGCCTCCGCACTCGATCCGGTAGCCGTACGGCAAGTGGATCGGATCTTGGCGGAACGGGCCGAATGCGGGTGCTCCCCGGTAGGTGAGGCAATCTCCGGCGATATGGGTGATCCACCCTACGGATACGGCGAGGCCGATCCACCACAGCGACGGGTGGATGAGGTGGGCGATGGTTCCGAGGACGGTTCCGGTGAGCAGGCCGGTGGTCGCCCAGTGGGTGAGGCCCCGGTGTCCGAACGCGGCCTCGATCGCGTCGGACATCCCGGGGATGATCCGGTTGATCTGCTGTCCGGGGCTGCTGTTGGGGTGGTCGGCGTCGGGTGCCTTCGCCGCTGCCCACGCGATGAGGGCACCGGCGAGGGTGACGTAGTAGGGGTGGTCGGCGTCGAGCGCGCGGGCAAGGGCGTCTCCGCTCGTCCATACGGCGATGCCGGTCATGGCGTGCGTTCGCGTCATCATGGATGGTCGCTCACCGCGCGTGGTGGGATCTTCTTTCGGTTGCCGGTTCTGGGCATCGACCGGATCGCGTCGAGGAGGAGTGGGCGCTGGTAGCGGAGGGTGTCACGGGGGCCGTACCGGGGGAGTGCGGGGACGTGGTACTTGGTGAGCATGTCCCGGACGGTTCTTCGGCTAAGTCCGGTCACGGACACGAGGTCAGCGATCGTGACGATCGGATTGACGTTCGTGGCCGTGACCAGGTGCCACCCTTTCGGATTGGTCACTTTTCGTCGTCGGGGGGGTTGTCCCCGGCGTTCTTGCACATGCCCATGCCCATTCCCATGGCCCTGCGGTAGGCGAGTCCGGTGTTGATGTCGTCCATGGGGATGTCGAGGCCAATAATCGCGATTCCCATGTCCTTGACCACGTCGACGGTCACGGCGAGCATCACCTGTTCGTCGGTGAGGGCTTCGATGCCCATGACCTCACACGCGGCCTCATACTGGTCGCGGGTGTAGGTTTCGAGGTGGAGGCCGGCTGCTTCGAGGTGATCGACGCGTTTGCGGAGTTCGATGCAACGCTCGATGGCAAGACCAACAGACCTGCGAAATCCGAGCCTGATCTTGACCACGTTGGTTGGGTCGACGACGTCGTCCGAGATGTATCGGCCGTCTCCGCACTCGCAGTATGCGTGCTTGATGTCGTCGTCGTTTTCCGGTTCGAACCCGGCGATCCGGCACGCGGCCTCGTACAGGTCGCGGGTGTATACGGTGATCTGGACGTGGCCGGTGGGGTCGGGGTTGACGATCCTGACGGCCTCGTCGTCGTCCCGGTAGGGCTCGGTGAGGATCCACTTTGGATCGGTGGTGGTGCCGTGGTTGACGCACGTTGCCCCGTAGGGCCACGGCTGGTCTCCGAGGCCCTCGACGATCCGGCCCTCGATCTCGAATACGCCTTTCCAGAGGGTGTTCGCTGCGGTGAGTCGGTCGGCTGTGCGTTGGGCCTGCCGTGACGTCGGATAGACGTATTTCCGGATTGTCTCGCCATCGGCGGTGACGTAGAACTGCCCGGATTCCTCGCTGACGCCGTAGGTTCGATCGATGAACATGTCATCCCTTCGTTGGTTGACTTCACCTGAGCGTACGCCATGATGGCGTGTTTTGGTGCACGCGCGCTACCCATATCGACCTTATGGCGCGATTGTCATCATGGGTAAATGGCGCATGTCGTACCCCAGGCGTACCCTTACGGTATGACAACTACCGACCGTGAGCGCCAGCGCGTCATCGATTCCGTGACCGTGGCGTTCCTCGCCGGAATCGACGAGGCGGAGATCCGCTGTCTCGTCCAGACTGGCCTGGACGCGGCCGGCCGGATCGAAGCGGCACGCGCGCCGATCGACTGGGATTCGCTTCCCACGATCGGATCATCGCTGGTATTTTGATATCGTCGTGGCACAGCGAAGGCCCCGGGTAATCGGCCCGGGGCCTTCCTTTTGCGCGATCAGACTTGTGTCCGGTGAAAGTATCGGTCACCGTCCTTGTCCAGCTCGCCGTACTTCGTCGTCATGGCCTTCAACACCTCGTAGAGATTTCCTCTGCTGTACCGAAATCCCTCGTCTTTCAAGATTGACTCGATCTCCCCGGCCCGGAGGCCGTTTGGGTAGACGTCGGTCACCATGAGGTTGAGGCGCTCGCGGAGGGTCGTGGTCGGGGCGTCCGGGATGGTCTCCCCCGCCTCGGTCTCCGCGACCGAGGTCGTGGTCGTTGCCGGGTGGTCGATCGGGCACTGGCCTTCCAACATCATGTGCTGGTCGCTGGTCAACAAGTCGAAAACGTCCTGCTCGGACGTCACGGTTGGGATGCTCGGACCCCGGGTCTTCGCTTCCTGATTCCGGCGTCCGCCCAACCGGTCGACCTGGTTGAGGAGGCTCGCCGTGGCGGAACCGGCCCGTGGTGCCGCTGGGACGTCCGTGGTGGTCGCACGCCGCCCGGTGGGCGTGTCGGGGTCCTCGCCACGCTCGATCGCGGCGAGGCGTTCTGCGCGACGCTGGTGCCTACGGGTGTAGGCGCAGCCGTTGGTGACGTCGACAAGCGCAGGGTGGTCGAGGAGCTCTTCGTAGTTCTCCGGGTCGCGTCCGGAGAACACGTCGACAAGTTTGATGTTGGCGCAGATGGCCTGTCCGGCCTGATCAAGTTCGGGGCGGAGGTTCGCGCAGGCGATCGCGTGTTGTTCGACAAAATCGGGGACGACGTCGACTGACCGTCCGATCGTCGGCCGGTAGTCCTCCGTGGTTCGGTAGATCCACGCGGACCCGGTGTGCATGAGGCGTATCCGTCCGGGGTTACGGCCGAGGACGTGGTCGTATTCGCCTTCCTCATCCATCCGGAGGCAGACGCGAATCGAGCACACGGCGCGGAGGGCCTTGTCCAGCAGGTCGGCCGTGCCACGCAACACGCTCATGATGACGCGGACGCCGGTTTCCCGGCCGATCTGGGCGAGGCTGGAGATCTGGGAACATACGATTTGTCCGAGGACGCTGGCGGCCTGGCGAACCTCCCCGCCCTCGTCCGTGATGACGACGACGGCGGGTTTACGGGGGGACACGGGGAGGACGTTGGTTCCCGCGTCACGGCGCATCTGGACGGCTTCGCGGTCGGTTTTGCGGCCCTTCGCGATTCCCTTCGCGCACGCCATGATCACGGCTGATTCTTCCTCGGTGTCGCCCAACCAGTCGATGATCGGCTTCGACGCTTTGCCCTCCTCGAATGGGCGGTTCCATGGTGCGCCGAGACCTCCCCCGTTGAAGTCGATCACCCAGATCAGGGCGTCGGTGCACCGGGCGAGGTAGGCGATGATCCTGTTCAGCAGGGTGGTCTTGCCCGATCCGGTGGTTCCCCCGACGATCATGCAGAAGATCCTGAGACAGACCATGAACCAGGTGCCCTGCGGGGAGCGCATGAGCGGGAACGGGTCGTTGATCGACGCCGGGATTGCCGTCTCGTGGTCATCGAGACAGATGTGGTCCTTGAGGCAGTCGCGGAGCATGACCTGTATGACGGCCTCGCACTGGTAGTCCCCGTCAAGGACCGTGACGACGCATCCCTGGGGGAGGCGTAGCTGCGGGGACGATTGGATCTTGCCGCACAGGTCGACGAGGTCCCGGGGTTCCATGCCCTCGACGAGGGACACCCGGATGTCCATCCCGTCGTCGGGGATTTCCCACGGCGTGATTTTTACTACCGTGATGTTGGTCTTGGACAATCGGCGGAGGAGGGCCTGCATGTCCTCCTCCTGCCGCGTTCGGCCCGGGGGTAAGCCGTAGTTCGGGTCGGCAGCGCGGGCTGCTGCCTCGGCCTCGGCTGCAGCCTCCGCTTCGGCTGCGGCGATCGCGTCGAGTTCGGCCTGGGTCGGGGGGACAGGGAGGGCGAGCATGATCATCGTGCCGGTGGCGACCCCAACGGCGAGGACCACGATCCCGAGGGCCGTGATCCCTGCCGTTGCCGCGACGCTGGCCCAGACCGATCCGATCGCGACGCACCCGGCTGTTGCTGCGGCCCGGATCGGAGTGGTGCGGGTGTACCGGGCCGCGTAGGTGACGAGGGCGATAAGCATCCCTGCCGCTGCGGGTGCTACGGCAGGGATGTCCGGGATGGTGCGGCATGCGAGTGCTGTGGCGACCGGGCCGAGGAGGCCGATCGCCACGTAGGACGGGACATGGTTGGTGGTGGTGGTGTGTTTCACGGCGTCCTCCTCTCCTGGTGTGGGTTGGTCAGGTGTCTTTCTGGGCTTCGCCGACGTCGCTACGCTTTTCCTTCTCGACCCCTCCGCGCATGCCGGCCAGGCGGTCTTCGTCGCCGGTGTGTTCGGTGCGGTAGAGCGGCCCGAGGGCGTTCGCATTGCTGGCGATCTGGCCGAGTGCCTCGGAGACCTTCGGGAGTCTGCTTAGGGATGCCTGGACGTCGTCCAGGAGGGCGATGACCTTTTTCGACGCGGGCAGTTCGTGCTCGCCCTGGTTGTGGAGTCGGATGACGGCCTGGACGATGTTTTCCAGGTCGGCCTCCGTCCGGCGGAGCTCGCGCTGCTTTTCCAACAGGGCGGCTTCGACCGTGGGAAGGCACCGACCCCATGCCTGGAGGCTAGGGGTTCCGTGGGTTTTGACCATGGTGCTTGATCCTCCTTGTGGTGTGGCAGGTGTGTCTGACGTTTCCTTGCCAGCTGGTTCTTTGGTGGTGTCGTCGACGTCGGTGGTGTCGGGGTCGGTCGCGTCCCATCCCTTCTTGAGTTCCTCGGTGGTTCGGGCGAGGATCCCGGGACTGTCGTCCTTCTTGTCGTGTTTGTCCTTGTCGTGGCGGTTTTGGTCTCCGAAGATGTCCCAGCCAAGTCCGTTGCCGCGTCCGTTGCTACCGGTTCCCCGACCGTCGCCGCGTCCGTTGCTACCGGTTCCCCGACCGTTGCCGTGTCCGCTGGTGCCGGTGGGGCCGAACAGTCCTCCGAGGCCGTTGCCGCGTCCACCCCGGCCGTGTCCGCCACCGGTGCCGTGTCCGCCGGTTCCGGTGCCGCGTCCGCGTCCGCCGGACAGGTTTCCGAGGCTCCGGCCGTGTCCGCCACTGGTGCCGTGTCCGCCGGTTCCGGTGCCGCGTCCGCGTCCGCCGAGGAGTCCGGCGAGACTCCGGCCCCGGCCGTTGCCGGTGCCGTGTCCGCTGGCGCCGTGTCCGGTGCCGCGTCCGCGTCCGCGTCCGCCGAACAGTCCTCCGAGGCCGTTGCCGCGTCCACCCCGGCCGTTTCCGCCACTGGTGCCGTGTCCGCCGGTTCCGGTGCCGCGTCCGCGTCCGCGTCCGCCGAGGAGTCCGGCGAGACTCTGGCCGCGTCGGTTGGTCCCGGCCCCGGTACCGGTGGCGCGGTTCCGGCCGCGTCGCCCGAACCGGGTGATGAACACGATCAGGGCGATGACGGCTATCGCGCCGTGGATGATGAGCCAGCGCTGCCATGATCCGAGGGCAGCGACGAGGGCGAGTTCGGCTGTGGCGACCACGAGGAGAACCACAATCAACGTCTCAAGACTGATTTTCCGTTGGCTACGCTGTGTAGTTGGTTTTGAGGTAGTGGTCGGGCTGGTGATTGGTACGGCCGGTGTCGGTGGTGGCGGGGTCCCGGTTGGAGTCGGTGGTGGTGTGGGTGCCGGTGACGGGGTTGGGGTAGTCATGATTCCTCACTGTGTGTGACGTGTCGGGGGTGAGTGGTGTCGGGGTGGACCAGCGGTTTGGAGAAGGCCGGTTTCCAGGGATTTCGCGGCTGTCTGGGGGGTGTCGGGGTGACTGTCACCCCTGACACCCTGACACCCTGACAATAACACTGCGTAGATGGTGGCGTCTTTCAGAATGCTCCGGCGATCCAGTTCACGAACGTGGTGACACCGGAGACGACACCTGCGATCCAGCCTCCGAACGTGGTGTCGGTATCACCAGCGATGTAACCGAGGGTGACGAATGTGGTGACCAGTGCTGTCGTGGCGAGACGTCGCGCGGAAAAGAAGATGTAGAGGCCGGTCGCTATGGCGAGCAGCGCGGCGAGGACGGACGAGGTCATTGGGATTTCGCCTCCAGATCGACGGTGTAGCAGTACGTGGTTCCACTTCGGTGGACTTCTACCTCGAACGTCGTGTAGTCGCGGAGGAGTTCGAGGGTCCAGACCCGCGCCTGGTCACGGGCCGACTTTTCGGTGACGAACGTCGCGGGTTCCCGAAGTCGCCGGGTGTAGCAGTCGATCGCCGTGACGCGGTATGCCTGATCGTTTCGGTAGAGGGTGATCTGTGCTCCCATGGGGGTTCGGACCATGATCCACTCGTGTACTTCGAGTGGGATCTTGTTGTTCGGCCGGTCCGACACAGCGCCCTCCCTAAATGGTCTCCCGTCAGTATACCGGCGTGACCTTAAATAGCCAACCTAGGGGGGCAGACTTGCTTGGTTGCCCGTACGCCGTACTGGTCGTCCCCGTACGCCCCGGGCCGTACGACCCACGACCGTACGACCCAGTACGGCCCCGTACACCACCACCCCGTACGCCCCGGGCCGTACGACCCCCGTACGCCCGTACGCGAATCACACCAACCCCGTACGCCAGTACGCGAAGCACCGTCCGTCACCCGCACGTACGGGCCGTACATCCGGCCGGCCCCGTACGCCCCGTACGCCGTACGGCCCTGGCGTACGACGCCACCCGTACCCGTACGGCCCGGACCATCCCGATCGTACGAGGCGACCCGTACGCGTATGACCACCCCGGCCCGTACGCCTCCGGCCGTGCCGTACGGCCCGTACGCGGTACGCCCCTGCTACCCCGGCGTACGGCCTCGGCCGTACGGGTGCGGACGATCGGTGTCGTACGGTACGGCCCCGTACGCGGACGACCCCCGTACGCCCGTGCGGCCCGTACTCCCCGTACGGTTCGCACTCCCGTACGCGGACGACCCCCGTACGCCATCACCCCGTACGGCCCCGTACGCCACGGCCGTACGCCGGTCCCGTACGCGTCTCCCGTCCGCCCGTACGGCCCGTACGCGTACGGCCATGGCGATCCGTACGGCCCAGTCTTGGCCTACGGACAACGACCCAGAACCATGATCGAACCGGCGGCGTACGGACCGGCCGCACGACTCCGTACGGGGCTGGATACCCGTACGCCCCCGGTGGGTACGGGGGCGTACGGGCCGTACGGGGTCATGTGGCGGATCTCACTACCCATCGGGATTGGTCAAAAGGTCGAGCGCACGGTGAGGATCACGTCGGAGTCGAGTGACCGTTGGGCGTCCGTGATCCCCTCGGCGCCGAGTACCCGTGGGAAAGGCCCCCGGTGGTGTGCCGGGGGCCTTCGTGGTGATCGTGGTCAGCGCTGTCCGTTTGTAATCATCTCGATCGCCTGCGTGACCCGGGCTGGGATGTCGAGGTTTGGATCGAGGGTGTACGCGCAGGTGACGATGTCGAGAATTCGCTTCGCCTGCCTCGCGAGGACCTTGTCGTCTCCGACGGTGCATGCGCGCTCGATCGCGGAGCGGCACAGCGTCCCGGCCTGGACGAGGCCGGTCAGGGCATCCCAGTATCGGATGACGATGTCCGCGTCGCGCTCTGCCGTGGTCATGGCGAGGACCGTCATGGTTCGGCGTGTCGGGCCGGATGTGATCGCGGACTGGTGGCCGTTGTTACGGTAGCCGTTGATCGGAGTGGTCCGGCCGTTGGTGGGAGTCGCGGGGAGCGCCTCGACGGTGGTCGTGGTGTCGACCGGGATGGTGGTGCCGCTGGCTGCCCGTACGGCCGCTGTTCCGGTGGTGGTCACGGCCGCGATCCGGGCCTCGATGCCATAGGCGAGTTCGAGGTGGGCGATGACGGACTCGGCCGTGGCGGGGTCGGCCTTGAGCATCATTCGCCGGACTCGGCGCAGCTTGCGCTGTTTGCCGATCCGGGCGGAGGCGAGCATGTAGGCGGCCCGGGTCAGTTTTTCCTCAAATCGCTTGGCCTCGGCCTCGTCGACAGAGGCCGTGCCTGGCTTCCACGCGCCGATTCGAATGAGGAGGTTGAGGGGGGTCCAGAGGAATCGGCCCTTGTGTTCCTGGCTGGATTCGGCCGTCAGCTTGATCCAGTGGAGGAGCGCGACGCCGAGGGGGAGGAGGATACGCAGCGCGATTTCGACGACGTTGGTCGAGGCGAGGGCGACGATCGCGCCCTCGGCCACGGCGACGATCCAGAAGGCCGTGCCGAACGGGCCGGGTCGTCCGTGGTTCTTCTGGAACTCCTTCGCGAGGCGAAAGAAGTTGACCATCAGCCCCTCGGCCACGGCGCAGACGAAGATGGCGAGCCACCACGGCAACGGCATTGACAACTTGGTGGTGAGGACCCAGAACATGCCCTCGGCGGTCAATGCCAGGACCATGAGGGTCACGGCGTTGCTGAGGTGGTCGTGGCTGGTGGTGGTCTTTTTGTGGACGACGAGGCGGATTGTGGTGATGAGGAGGGCGAGGGCGATTCCGAGGGCCGCGATGATCGCGTAGTGCCCATACTCCCCCCATATGTCAGTGATGGTGTTGATGTCTACGTTCACGGCGTTCTCCCCGGTGTGTGTAGCGGCGTGTTTGTGCGTCCCTCGGAGCCTACCGTGCCCGATATAAATCCACAACTTCATGGTGAGTATTTATTGGGCGGGGGTAGGGAAACGGCCCGACCCGTCGTCGTGACCGGATCGGGCCGTGGTGTGGCTTCGCTTTCGGCTACGCGACGACGCGGCACCCTGCCGAACCAGACCTGGAGCGCTTCGCCTCGTACATCGCCACGTCGGCATCGTGGATCATCTGATAGAGGTCCATTCCGTCCTCGACGATCCGTGCGCCACACGACACGGCGACCGTGATCGAGTCGTCCCGGGTCGGGATCGGGCACGCCGAGATGTTGGTGGTGATCTGTTCCAGGGTCGTCCGGATGTCCCAGCCTGCAGGGATGAGCAGCAAAAACTCATCGCCCCCGTACCGGACGCCGTAGCAGCCGGAGGCGAGAAGGATGGACGCGACGTGGGTGATCACCCGATCGCCCACCTTGTGCCCGTAGGTGTCGTTGACGCGCTTCAGGAGGTCGACGTCGAGGAACGCCACGGCTCCAATGCACGTTGACGGCTGGTCGAGGCCGCCCCAGAATTCGCGGAGCCATCGAAGATTATGCATGCCTGTCAACTCGTCAACGTCCCGACAGCGCAGCTCATCGTGCAGCTCTACGATCGTCTTCTCCAGGTCCTCGATGATGGAATCGCGATGAGCGATGTCGGCCAGCAGCGATTCGATCATGGATTGGAGTCGCACGACGTCGGTGATGGTCACTGGTACCTCCATTGGGTTTTGGCTGGCCCTAAAATGCGAACCCTTGAGTTGCGTGCTTCGAGGTTACCAACTAAACTCGGGGTCACACAACGGCGATGGGGAGTCGAAATGAGTGAGATTTCGGACGTCGAGCTGGGGTACGTGACCACCCGACGCGGCGCACGACTCCACCTCGTCGTTTCCGGTAGCCTGGCCCACTGCAAGTCGGGATCGGGTCGGATCATCTCGTCCCGCAAGGCCCAGGGGGACGACGCGGCGCACGTATGCAAGAAGTGCCGCGCGGCCTTGCGTGTCCACCTCGTCAGCGTCCGCAGCACCCGCTTCCGGCGGGGTGCACCCGGATACGACCTGTATGGCGTCCCCGAAAACCTGGCGATCATCCGGGGATGCGACGCCCTCGTCGAGGGCATGCTGACCCCGGCCGAACTCGCCAAGCGAGACGAGATGATTGCCATGATCCGAAAAAATCTCACCGCGTCGTACGAGGCCGCGACCACCCCGAAGCCGATCCGTCCCATGCCAACCTCCCCGGAGAGTGACGACCAGCTAACTCTCTTCTAACGACGGTGGTCAACCATCCGAACCGGTACTAGCAGCCAGACTCGATCCGCCATACGGGCGGACGACACCGTGTAGAGTCCATTTCCGCGACCGACACGCACCAGAAGGGTACGAACATGTTTGACGTCCAAATGCTCGACGACGACGCGATCACGGCGATTGCCGAAGACCCCGACACCGTTCGCCGGATCCTTGGCGCTGCTGGCCTCCTGACCATGGAAGACGTGGGGGACCGGGTTGGGATCTCCTACTACCGAGTCAAGATCCTGCGCGGAAAGCGGATCAAGCTGGACGCGGACGGGGTCGGGTTCGAGCCCATGCCACGCTCAGATGCTCTTCCCCCGGCCCTGCCGCTACCGGGCGACCCGGTATGGCATCCAGTAGAGATAGAGACCTGGGGTCGACAGACGGGACGCCTCGATCCGGATGGACGGCCGCAGCGCGCACGGCCGACGGGTAGGCCCCGTCGACCACTGCAGCAGGAGAAAAAGGCCGCCTAGCGGCTCGGAAACGTCAACGGCCCCCGGTTCGCCAACCGGGGGCCGTTTCGCGCAAGGACCAGCCAAAGTACCTGCGGCTCCATCATAGATGACGACGTCGATGTACCCAGTTCTCGAGGGCTGGTGAACCGCGAGGGTTGTGCGTCGGTGTGACGGGTTATCCACAGGCCAGCGCCACGGTCCCAAATCGGACAAACCACGTTTCCGCAGGTCACACCATCGACGGATTTTCAGTGCATGGTAAATCCGTCAATGGACGCGACCTGCGGAAAGTAGGTGTTTTCGCAGGTCGCACCATCGACGGATTTTCAGGGCCTGACAGGACGTCGTTAAAAAAAGAAGTACCTCTTTAAGAAGTACTTAGAAGTACCCCCCTACCCCCCGCGCGTCCGGTCCCGGTGCTCCGTGGTCCGGGCCGTGTCGCGGGGGGGATGAACCCAGAACCAGAAAACGAAACCTGGGGTTGCGTATTTACGGTCCGTTTCCTATGCTGTGAGGTGCGACCGTCCAAGGGAGGTCATCGACATGACGATCACACTGCCACTCGGCGCACGCCTCGCAGCGGAACAGGCGTACGCCAACATGCCACGCGAACACCGAAACAACCCCGCACACGTCGCCGATGTCATCCTCACCGCAGCCGCGCCGTTCATGGCACCCGTGGTCGCTGCGATGGGTCGCACCCGGATCACGCCGACCGGTGCGGCCGACATCTTCCGCTACTGGCTCACCGGCAAGACCACAGCCGAACTCGCCGACTGGTTCGCGGTAAGCACCTCGACGATCACCAAGTACGTCCAGCGCGGCCTGACCCGCACCCGAACCCGCCTCGCCGCTGGTGTCCCCATCGGGACGATCGCGATCGAGAATCAGACCACGCCGGCCGCGATCCGGGCCGCCCTCGACGTACAGGAGATCCGCCATGCCGCGTGACACCACGGTCCCGGCACCGAAGCAGATCACGTGCCAGTGTGGGTCGATGGTGAATCTCGTCCCGTTCACCGGCGACCACACGGTGATGGTCCCGGTCGACGTCGACAAGGATCCCGATGGTGGTCTGGTCATCGTCGGATCGCGTGTCGGGTTCACGGTCCGTCCGGTCGCTGCCGGAGAGAAGCCGGAGGGGCGGTTCCGTCGCCGTGCGCATTGGGATGTCTGTCCGCACCCGGCCCGGTGGCGGGACGTCAGGCGCTCGGTCGTCGGTTCTCCGACGTCGTCGGCTCATGACCCGTTCCGGGCCGGCCCGTGCGCGCGGTGTCGACAGCGGCACCCGTGGCACTACGGCGGACCGATCGCCTCACCGGTGTGTGACCGGTGTCGCTCCGAAAGGGGCGAACCGTTGATGGGAGAATACGGCTAACCCTGTGGTACCTATATCCAGTCAACACGCGACACGCTAAGGAGATACCAGAATGGCGGAACCAAGACCACTCGCCGACGACATTCCCATCGATAGGGCATGGAAGATCGGACGCCGCATCTATATTCGCTGTGGATACGCGTCGAGTCTCAACGCGCAGCTCCGAGAGGTCGGAGCAAAGTGGGACCGCGACGTCCGAGCCCTGTGGGTCGGCACCGGAAAGGCGGCCAACGTCCTTCCGCTGATTAGGGCGCAGGACGAACGCGTGGCTGCAATCACCGCGATCAAGGAGGCAAGCCGGTGGGTGGCGATCCCCTACGACGCAACCGAGATCCGCGATGCCGCGAAGGCTTCCGGCGCGATATGGGACACCACCAGCAAACGGTGGTCGATGCCAACAGACGAGTCGTATACCTCGATCACCACGTGGGTGCAGCAGTGGACCGAGGCCAGAGACGCTGTTCGCGCCGCTGAGTGTGCCGCACAGCGAGAGGCCGAGCGGTTGGCGCGCGAGGAACTTGCCGCAGTCGACGCTGCCGCAGCCGTGGATGCCGCGAAGGCATGCGAGATAGCATTGATCACCCGCTCCGGGCGTACCGCCACCACCGACCGGGTCATCATCCATGGCCGGCTGCATGGGCGCATGTACCGCGCTGGCGCCGAACGTGCCAAGCCACAGCCAGGGACCGTCCGTAAGCTCGGGGACGGACGCCGGGTCCTGGTCCTCACCTCGCAGGTCGAGTTCTTCGACCAGGACAACATCGACAATGGCGTGGGATATCCGATGCCATGGGAAACCCCAGGCTGGTACTGGACGTATGAGGGCGTCGTGGTCGAGCCGACTACGGAGGAGTCAGACGAGGACGCGAAGCGGACCGCCGAACTCGCCGACGAGAAGTCGATCGAGCGTCTTGTCCGCGACGTCAAGGCCGCAGCCGGCATTTCCGATGGCACGGCCAAGGTTCCGGATGGGCAGACTATCGAGATCACGTCGGGCCCGGTGCAACCATTCTGGGACGGCCGGATCACCCTCACCTCAGATGGGGTGGTGTGGTGGGAACACCCCGGCTACTACGATGACTGGCTGTCAGTCACAGGACAGGTGACCGATGAGTCCATCATCAGCCGTGTCCGCGAAACCATAGCCGCTGGCTCCCGTGTCTGTGGACGCTACGAGGTTCGTACGTGACCCAGCGACTACCGATGGCGGGGCCACCAGCCAGCATGGAGAACCCACATGCCAACCCATCCCACCACCGAAACGGAGAGCAAAAACGCCCGTGGAGAGCAGGTTCAATCCGACATGCCCATCATGGGAGAATATGACTAACCCTGTGGTAACGTATATCCAGTCAACACGCGACACACTAAGGAGACATCCCCATGCGGGACAACACCACCGAATCCCTGACCACCCTCGCCCTCGGCGATCCGACGATCGTCCCCCCGGCCTTCGCCGAAGTTCTTGACGCCGTGATCGCACTCGACTCCGGCCCCGGTCCGGATGGAGACACCAAGACCCTCGACAAGATCATCGCCGAACTCACCACCGATCAGATGAAGATCGTTCGCGCCCTGGGTGCGCTCGCCGAACTCCACCAGGCCGCGACCAACCACCAGACGTTCTCCAAGTGGATCGGCACTGCGAACGCGCGCCGAATCCTCAATACCCATCGGATCGCCGAGATCATGGACGCCGATGGTGGCGGCCCGGCGTACGCCCGCACCTACGCGGACTTCCGGGACTACATCGCCCAGCACCACCCAACCGCCATCGATGCACTCGATCGGGCATGGAAGTGCTACCAGTCCGAGATCCTCGCCCCGTACGGGGACGCCGGAACGATCCGGATCGAGGCCCAGTACGCGACCCGGATCGCGTGGGACTCCGGATACGAAGAGATCCACCCGAAGACGGTGGACGGTGTGAGCCGTTTTGACGCGGAGCGCCACGCGATGGACTACACCTACGTCACCGATATCGCGGACCGTCGTCGGGACGAGACCGACGAGCCAGGATCGTCCGCGTCCGCGTCCGTGGTTCGCCGAACCGTGGTGTACAGCCCGTGGTACACGGCCTGACATACCAGATCAACGCCAACGGCCGGGGAATCCCCCCGGCCGTTCGGCATACCAGGAGACAGACGTGAACGACGACACGATTCCATTCGACCGGCCCCGACGACCCCGAACAACCCCCGGGTTCGACCGTGCGGCCTACGACCGGATGGCACGCCGACAGGCCCAGGACCGACGGTTGTCGCCACGGCCGGTTCCGGACCGGATCACTATCGCCCTCGACCTCCAGGGCCTGTCCGGGGACCAGGTCGACCGGGACCTTGGTGTGTGGGAACCTCCGGCCGGCTGGGTCGGACCGGGGTGGGACCCGGATATGGCGGTTGACCGGTGGGAGGCCGGGACCCATCCCGGCCCGATCCGCGAACACGTCATGGCCCTGGGCCGCCTGATCCGGTTTCCGTGGCGGTTCTTCTACACTCCGGTCGAGGGACACGCCGGGTCGGGTGTTCGTGTGCGAACGTCGACGTGGGGGCCGTGGGTTGACCATCGTCCGTAGCGAAGTCGACCATGACGGTGTGCTGCACACCTTCTACGAACCACCGGACGACGACGACCCGGCACCTGTGGAACCACCACGACCTGCCCGGCCCGAACTACGCAAGACCCAGGGGCGTATCCGCACGACACGGACTGCCCCAGCCGGTCCGCCGGTGGCGACGCACCAGTTCGACCGCGACTATTACGACCCGATGGTATGCAGGTACTGCGGGTTGCCAGAGACCAACCGTCGGCACGATGCGGCCCCGGCATCGGTGTCGGATGATTCCGGCATGCCGGATGAGGGGAGGTCGTGATGGTGAAGGCTGTCGAGATCACGGTGCGGATCGCGGACTTGGAGCGGTTCCGGGCGTTCGTGTCCGCTGCCGATAATGTGATCCGGGCGTACGACGCGATCCGTGATGGTGGTGCCGGTACGGCGCTCGGCGTTTCGATCGATGGGTTGCGTTCGGCGATGGCCGTTCTGATCACGGACCATACGTAAATGGTCGACCTCGTGTACCGTATTTCACGCAAAAATGCTACACTGCGTGTACAGGAAGGAGAAAGATGGTCGACGACGACGCGACCACAAACATACCTATGACACCGAACGCTATGGCAGTTGGAACCGCAACTGTCCAACTTTCAGCCCCCGACCCCGACCCCGACCCCGAACCGGTAGCACAACAGGCTCCGGTCCCCCCACCCCCGACCCTGGCCTCCGTCGACGAGGTCCTCCGCTGGCTCGCGAACGTAGTGACGATGGCGGGTCCTCCGGACGGGGTCGACATCTCGACCACAACCCGACACGTCGAGATCGCGGCACCGAACTCGATCATCCACACCCGCTGGCAGGCGATCATCGGGGCCGTGGCGCAGCCAGCTCGCCCCGACGTGCTCGGCGCGATGATCATCGCCACGACCCCGTATCGCCACCTGTGGTCGGTCACCGTCCGCACCCACATCAGCCATGGCGCTGTGGGTCAGCAATGATGACCACGATATTTGTCAATGGGCAGTCGTACGAGGTGCCAGAACACGAGGTCCTTCCCTGGCTGTTTGGACTCAACGGCACGATCGACACGATCGACATGGTGATCGGCGTTGGAAGCAACACGAAGGCCATCACCATTGACAAAGACCCCGCCAATGTTGATGTTCCTGGAACTGTCTATCTCGTGGAGGTCGAAGGGCGCCGTGTCGGAATAGCCGAGCCTTGGGTCCTCCCGTGGCTCCGTGGCCTTTCCATCCGCCACGGCGTTTCAGAGCAGGACCTGTGGGATCCGTCCATAGCCCGCAGGGCTCAGCGGGTACAGGCCCTGATGATCGGCCATCAGCGCGGATGGTTTGTTTATTCCGGATTCATACCCAAGGGAGCAACGCCATGAGCCAGACCTGGACGACCACCCGTCGAAGCGAGACGGTTATGTCCATGGATGAATCACAGCAGCATGACGGCCGGGATCTCACGTGGAGCCGCTTCTGGCTCGGTATCGGGTGTGTCCTCGCATTCATGATCGCATCGATCGTACTCGTCGTCGCGGTTGGTGGCGCGAGGGCCGGCAAGGACTATGGCCTCGTGGTCCTCATCGTGACAACGATTGCTGGAATGATAGACGGGGTCGTTCTCGCCCGTCGACGTCGACGCTAGGAAGGATCGCCGTGAAGACACTCACCGGAAGCAAAGTAGCCGTTGACCTGGTCCGGGACGACCGGCAGACCCCGGCCATCATCTCCGTGATGATCAAGATGATCAGTACGGTCTGGTTGGCATCTTTTGTCGCCGGTTCCACCGGTGACCTGTGGCTCGCAGCCGTGGTCCTGGTTGGCTATCCGGCCGCGTGGTCGGTCGCGTGGCTCATCTCGAAATAGCCCCAACCGGTAGCGTCCCAACTGGGAAATCAGAAACTTAAGGTGTATGATTGGGTGGTTCGCCAACGCAGGGCGAACCACCCAATCCAATTTGGAGCGCCATGACTCACCCCATGATCCACCCCAACCGCCTCCTCCTCCCCTACGACGGACCCCGCACCATCTCCGAACAGATGCAACTCGCCTCACTCCTGTCGAAGGCCGAGGTTGGACTACCCCCCGCGTTCCGTGGCGACTCCGGCGGAGTCATCGCGTTGATGTACCGCGCCATGGCCCTCGACATCCCCCTCATGGTCGCGGCGGACAATCTCGTCTTCGACCACCGGGGAAACTGCGCCATGAGGGCCCGCCTCATGAAGGCCCTCGTCACCGTCCGTGCGGGACACAAACTCGTTCCCGTCGAGAACACCGACAGACGGGCCGTCGTCCGCCTCGAATACGGCGACGGACGCGATGACTTCATCGCCGAGTGGACGATCGCCACGGCGGTAGCGGCCGGCCTCGTCAAAGACAAGTCCCCGTGGGTCAGCTACGCGGCCACCATGCTCTACTGGCGTGCCATGGCCAAAGCCGTAGCCCTCGGTTGTCCGGAGGCAACATTGGGAATCGCGATCGTCGAGGCCCTCGACGACGACGACCCCAACGACGACAACGACACCGAACAACGGCCGGCCCCGATTCCCGAGGAGATCATCGTCACCGACATGGAAGGCCGACCGGTCCCAGACGACTCCGTCACCGACATCCTGAACGAGATCGCCCAGCCCGAACCCGGCACCGGCCGACCCCTCGCCCGTCCCGAGACCACCATCGAGAACCTCCGGGCAGCTTGGGGACGCGCGAACAGGCAACCCGAGGACGGCACCACACGACCCCTCAAGCGCTTCGCGTGGCAGTCCGGCGATGACAAGTTCCTACTGGAACATGTCATCGGTGACCTCGTCGAGCAGGTCACGGCCCGAGACAAGGCGAAGGCCACCGATGACGCGAAGGCGGCAACGGACGAGGCCGCCAACAAACCCGGGGCCGAGGACGTCATGGCCGAAGCCGGAACCGGCACCCTCCCCTGTGGATGCGACGCGACAACTGTCGCCACCACCGGTGCACACACCGACGAATGCCACCGATGACCGACCACATCCAGCTCAACCTCGACGGGGTCATCGACCCCGTCGAGGTAGCCGAAATCATCAAGACCGCCGTTAGGCGCGCATTCGTCGACGAGTCCGCGACCCGGCAACGCGACCCACACCACATCGGTATCTCCGCCCTCTCCGGCTGTACCCGGTTCGCCGCGTACGCGATCGCCGGGACACCGATCAGTGACCAGCCGGACGCGGGGGAGGGACGGCCAGCGAACCTCGGCACCTGGGAACACAACGGCCTGCTGCCCCGGGTCGCGGACCAGTTCGACCACGGGAAGACCGAGGTCGAGGTAGTCCTCCACGTGGCCGGCCTCACCATCCCCGGACACATCGACCTCGACGTTCCCCTCATGATTCTGGATCTCAAGACCGTGGGCGAGTGGCGGTTGCAAGCCGTGCGCCAGAGCGGGGCATTCTACGATCACGTGATGCAGGTAGCGGCCTACGCCATGGCAAAGTTGCAGGCCGGGCAGTCCCCCCGGTGGCTCGTACTCCTCTACCTCGACCGAGCCACCGGAGACGAACAAGCGTTCGTGCTCCCGTTCACCAACGCCCACGTGATGATGGTCATCGACCGGGTAGCCGAGATTCGCCGCTGGGCGGACGACGACCCGGACACCGCACCACGCCGCGACGCGTCCGGGGCCGCGATGAGCGGACCCGGATACTCGTACAAGTGCAACGAGTGCCCATGGCTTCGCCGCTGCTGGGGACCAGACGCCAAACCGGGCGAGCGGATCCGTCACCACCACGACGACGCGGAGGTCGAGGCGCTCCTCCTCGAATACATCGAGGCCAACGCGGTAGAAGGCCCGGCGACGCGCCGAAAGCGAGAGATCGCCGCACTGCTCGAAACCGCAAAATACGGCACATACGGCACGGCCCGGTACCACCGGTCACCGGACACGATCGTCGACGACCCATACGCGGCGTTGAAGATCCTCAAAATCCTCGGATACGACGTGCCACAGCGTCCGAAACGTGGCACGCTGTCGATCCGACTTACCACCACCCCGGCCAAGAAACACAAACCACGAAAGAAAGCAGACCCACAATGATGAACATTCCAGCTGGTCAGACCATCACGCGCGCGTGGTTTCATGAGACGAGAACAGAGGGGCCGGTAGTACCATCCGACCAGACCCCGACGATCGGCGATCTCGTCCCCGGTGCCGTGATCTACCGGTTTGCAACCATCCGAGGTGTTCGGATCACCTCGGAACTGCCCTGCCACCGAGACCAGATGGCCAGCATCGCATACGACCCGAAGAGCGCGGTGCGGGTCGACCAGCCCGTGGTGTGCCGGAGGTGCTTCAGGGTCTACGCAGCTACACCAGTATCAGGAACCGACGATTTCGCGTGGTACCGGATCGTTTACCGATACATCGGAGACATCACGATGTCCCGCCCAAGACGGAGGGGCGAGTAACGTACCCCAACCACCACACGGCCCCCGGAGTGCCTCCGGGGGCCGTGTCATATACGCGTTGATCGTCGTGATCGGAGTCGCATACCGTATCGATGTTGACCTGTCACCGGATCGGTCTGGCGCTCGCCGTGTCGGCTATCACGCACTACATCGCTGGACGTGATCTCGATCCGCCATCCGACGAAGGGGAACGTGACGGTTCCTATCCCAGTTCGGGCGATCACGACCGTGACCCACACGATCACCCGTTCCCCGATCGAGAACGGACAGCGACCCCCGACCACCATAACGAACGGCCTCCGGTTGATGATCCGGAGGCCGTTCGTTATGTCCGAATCGCCCCCACCACTTCGGTGCTTTTACGGGTGGCAAGATCGACGGTCGTGTCAGTAATCGGACGGCGGGCACCGATGCCCGTGGGCTACCGTACGAAGGTCATCATCGATCCCTATAACGACGTTTCACCACACTTACGAGGAAAACGACATGGAAGCCACGGAAAACAAAAAAATCGGACAGACAGGTATCGACCATGCTGGCCGGCTGGACCGCGCGCTCACCATCGGTGGATACCTCACCTCGCCGGATGGCCGATACAAGGAATCAACCGCCAGTCTGTACGCCGCAGCGTGGACAGCGTTCTCGTCCTGGTGCCGAAGCGCCGGACGAACGCCCATGCCCGCCACCCCCGATACGATAGCCACGTACGCCGTTGATCTGCTCGAATCCGGATACGTCCCCGATACGATCAAGTGCAGGATCACGGCAATCCGGGCACGACACCGACTCATGGGCCATCCCGTACCGGACAACGTCCCGGCGTGGAACGTGCTCTGTGGGGCGAATCCTAGCCGTGTCCGGCCCGTAGTCAACGGCATCACCCGAACAGATCTTCTAGCGGCAATCCGAACATGCCCGAACACCACCCTAGGTATCCGAAACCGGGCGCTCGCCCTCCTCGCCTGGGACGTCCTACTCCCGATCCCGGACATCGTCGCCCTCGACGTCGACGACGTCGACGACCCGTTGGACGAGAATCCAACGACCATCACGGTCCGGGGTGGCCTCGTCCGCGACGTCGCCCACGAGCACACCATGGCTATCGACACCGAGTGTTCCCACTGCCACGCCGGCCGCGATCGGGCCGCAGGCGACAGGTCAGCGTGTCCAGCGTGCGCGGTCCGGGCCTGGGTCCGTGAACTCCACCTCGTCGGTATCCGTCACGGTGCCCTGTTCCGCCCGGTGGACCGACTTGGTGTGATCGCCGGGTCCGGGGTTCGCCGGTCCGGGAGTACCGCACCGGACGCGCGTCTGACCGTCCGGTCCGTACACCGTGTCTGGGCACGCCTCGTAGCGAAATCGGGGATCACACCCTGCACTCCCCGCGCGCTTCGGCTCGGAGGAGCCCGGAATCGGGTCGACCGGGGAGAATCCATCGGGGCCGTCATCGACCGGGCCGCCTGGTCGCCGAACACGGCCGCTGTCGTGAGTCGCCTCGCGATGTAGCTCGATCCTCCCCATCAACACAGCCGGCCCCACCGTTCGGGGCCGGCTGTCCCCGTGGAGGATGATGGTACCGAGCCCTCCTTGGTCCGGTCGGTCGTCAGTGTCGACCAGTGACGGGACGACTGACCACAACACCCCTAGCGCAATACCCGCGCTTGCCCTAACGCTTGTGGTGTGACACCATCAACGCTATGGAAACCACGACCATTGCCACCCCTGTCATCCCCAAGCCCAAGGTCATCACCCCTGTCGTCGTCGAGATCATCCAGGGGACCGAGTACCCCGACGAACTCTGGGAGCGAGTTATCGCGACGATCGACGCGGCCGAGGCCGAGGTCGTCAAGGCGCGGATCGTCAAGCGCAAGGCCGACGCGGAATACGAGGCCGCCATGATACAGCGCGAAGCGGTACAGGAGCCGCGCGATCAGATGATCCTCACCGATAGGCGTGTCTCGGCGCGGGTCGGCCGACTCGCCGGAATCGGCCGTGCCCGGTGCTCCCAGATACGTATCCGCCTCATGAGGGCCGCGACCACGCCGACCGATGCGGAAAACGCGGCGTGAATCGGCTCATCATCACCCGTGGCCTGCCCGGGTGCGGAAAGACCACCCGTGCCCGGAGGTGGGTCGCCAAGGATCCGCTGCACCGGGTACGGATCAACCGGGACGACTTCCGCATGATGTTCCATGGGGTGCGGTACACCGGCGTCAGGGAGTGCGAAGACCTTGTGACGGACGCCCAGCGCGCGACGATCCGGGCGGTCCTCACCAGCGGGGTCGACGTCGTCTCGGACGACACCTGGCTGGACGACCGTAGCGTGTCGGAGATCATGATATTGGCGGACAACGTCGGGGCCGGCTTCGAGGTATGGGACATGCGGGACGTCTCCCCGGAGATGTGTATCGAGCGGGACAAGGGGCGGGGGTCGCTGGTTGGGGCAGACGTGATCAACAACCTGTACGAGCGGTACCTGAAGCCACGATCGATCTGACGTCTAGGGGACATTCCGTGTGGGGTGTCCCCTTTCGTCTACCCCAAGGCGTTAGGGGGTAGAGACCTGTTGCGCGCGGGGTTGCGCAACCCTTACACTAGAGGGGTCAACACGCGAACCATGGAGGAAGCCATGACCAACACCACTTCCGACGAGTACCGCGCCAAGGCCAAGAAGCACGAGGACGACGCGGCCGAGTCCTTCAACCGGTGCGACACCGACGGATTTGCCTCTCAATGGGCATCTGGAGTCTGCGCAGCAGAGGCACGCCTCAACGCCTGGCTCGCCGACCGGGGCGGCAAGGACGACTTCGCCGCGCTGTTCGACCTCGCCGGGAACCTCATCGCCGCGAAACTGATCACCACCAAGTACGGCCTGTCCTGGGGCATCCTCGCCACCGACGACCCGTCGTCCCGCGTCGTTCGCTGGATCGGGGCCGACCCCAAGCGCGAATCGACCATGCGGAACAAGGGCTTCTACGAGGGCACCGTCCGCTGCCCCGCCTACGTTGCATTCAGCGGATCGGGAACCGGCCTGTCTGGTGCCCTCACCGTCCGTCCCTACACGTTCCGCCTTGATCGGGGCTTCTCCCGTGACGTCGAGATCATCGACAACGGCAAGGGTGCGAAGCCGGAGCGTCCCGGCCGATTCCGTGCCTGACCTCCCATGAATCATCGGCCCCCGGCACACCACCGGGGGCCGCGTCATGTCCAGTCCGAAAGGATGACCGTTACGGCTCGACAACCCCTAACGGTTCGGGTAGCGTAATGGGTATGACGCAGAATATGACTGACGGTCAAAACTCGGTCGACCAGCGGATTGTTCACGTATGCACCGATCGCACCTCACGATGGTTTCGAATCTTCGCTAGCTATGACCTCGCGCAGAAGTGTGCAGACATGATGAATGCATCATTCAAGACGAACCGGTACACAGCGAGTTCACTCAACGTGGAAACCGAAGTCTGATCCCATCGACAACGGCAAGGGTGCGAAGCCGGAGCGTCCCGGCCGATTCCGTGCCTGACCTCCCATGAATCATCGGCCCCCGGCACACCACCGGGGGCCGCGTCACGTCCAGCCCAAACGGGTGAGCGCTACAACTAGACAACCACTAACGCCACGGGTAGCGTATGGGGCATGACGCAGAACCCGAACGACATCGTCCGAACCGTCGCCAACCTCACCGCATTGATCCGCCGGACCACCGGAGCCGTCCGCGACACCCACGCCCGCGCGCTCCTCGACCACGCCCCGATCGACCTCGTCTCCATGCTCGTCGCGGCCTCCGACCGGTACCAGGACGCAGAGGTGGCCCTCGACGCTGCCGACATCACCCTGTCGAACGCGATCGAAGCCGTCCGGAACGTGATCCGTACCGACACCGGCCGGAACACCCGCTATGCCATCGACGCGATCGCCACCACGGCCCGTACCTACATCGCGGCCCTCAACCGGGGCAACGACGACGATCGCGCCAAGGCACAGGTCCTGTTCCGCGACGCGACCAACGACGTCACGGGCATGATGGCGACCGAGGAGGGACGCGCCGAGGTCACCACCCTCGCCTTCGTCGCTATGTCCCAGGCCATGGCCGAGGCAACCGAGGCAGCTACCAAGGCGGGATACCGCGACCTCCAAGTCGCGATTCATAACTGGTTCACCAACTGACAACCCCGAACCCGCACGGCCCCCGGCACACCACCGGGGGCCGCGTCACGTCCAGCCCAAACGGGTGAGCGCTACAACTAGACAACCACTAACGCCACGGATAGCGTATGGGGCATGACGCAGAACGCCAACAAGACCAAGGAAATCACCGAACTCGTCAGCGCGATCGCCAAGCACGGCAGCTACGGTTCACGCGACATCAGCCGCCTCCACACCATCGCCCCCACGGCCCGACTGGAGATCATCGAACTCGTCGACGAGGCCGACAACAACAACACCCTCCGCGCCCAGGTCGAGCGTCTCGAATACCTCCTCCAACACGACCTTCGTCACCGGGTCACCGTCCAACTCGGCATCGTCACGCACGCCGTTGTCGATGATCTCATCGCCACGGCGCTCTCCTACGGCAACTCCCGTCTCTACGAGCGCAACACCGCGAAACTTGCCGAGCACCTCGACGCCATGCGTCACGACCTGGAAAAGACGGAATGCATCGACCTCTACGACGTAGCCGTTCGCTACGGCCTCACCAGGGCACGTCGACAACGGTCAGCCGCCATGATCCAGGGAACCATCGACGCGATCCGAGCCCTCGCCGAGTAACCCCCGACTTCGACCCGCCACGGCCCCCGGCATACCACCGGGGGCCGTCGTCGTGGTCGGGGAGTCGGCTGCCAAACCAGACCAAAAGGACTACGCAATAACTTGTATCCCCCTAGCGCTATGGGGTACGGTGGCCTTACGCAA